TATGGTACGGGGGAAAATCCAATTATTACAGGTTTTACTACTGTTACTGCCTGGACGAATTTAGGTGGCAATATTTGGGAAAGCACTTCAGCTGTATCAACGCTTTCAACTTGCAATATGGTTGTTATAAATGGAGTAAATACTCCAATGGGGCGTTATCCTAATGCTGATGCAGCTAATGGAGGATATTTAACGTATCAATCTCATTCTGGAAAAACCTCAATTACAAGCAGTAGTTTAACAGGTACGACTGACTGGACAGGGGCAGAGGTAGTTGTACGTACTGTGCAATGGATTTTAGATAGATCTTTTGTTACATCTCAATCAGGAAACACATTAACATACAGTCCATACGTAAGTACTTTTACACCAACAGATGGTTTTGGTTTTTTTATTCAAAACGATACCCGAACTCTTGATCAGCAAAATGAATGGTATTACAACCCTTCTACTAAAAAGATAAGAGTTTATAGTACAAGCATTCCAACAAATATACAGGTAGCTTCTCAGGATGTTTTGGCGACTATTCATGCTGCGTTTATTACCATCGATGGACTTTCGTTTACGGGCGCCAATAGATATTCTATTCTTACTGAATATGGTGGGTTGAGGGATATTATTTTAAAAAATTGCACAGTCAATTTTAGTGGAATAGAAGGGATTCAATTAGGTACTCCTTATAGTACTATTGAAAATTGTATCATATCAAACTCAAATAGTACTGGCGTTAATCTGATTTATGATGTTGAATATTCTACAATAAGAAATAATACTATTCAAAATACAGGAATTTATCCAGGAATGGGTGAAACTGGAGTAAGCGGTCGCGTGGGTATTTTGAAAGCAAATTCATACAAGGGGTTAATTATAGAATATAATAGAATCATAAAAACAGGCTATAATGGAATATATTTTTCAGGGGATTCCGCACTTATAAAAAATAACTTTATAGATACTTTTTGTACAGTTCTTCAAGATGGAGGCGGTATATATACAGGCGGTTTATCTTATGGTAACGTAATAACAGGAAATATTGTATTAAACGGGATTGGAGCTTTTGCAGGAACCAATAGTACAAGTTACACTCCTGCCAATGGTATTTATATGGATGACAATGCTAAAAATGTAGAAATAACGGACAACACAATGGCTAATTGTGCGGGTAATGGTATTTTGCTTCATAATGCAAGTTATATCACAATTACTAGTAACACTGTTTACAATAATAAGATACAATTTTACACACAGGATGATGCTACTAATGATGCTATTACAAATTGTTTACTTACGAACAATATATTTTTGTCTAAAGATGCAAATCAGTATGTTGTAAATTTAATAACTTTACAGGCGACACTTCCAACGATGGGTACGTTTGATAATAATTATTACGCAAGACCAATAGATGATAATCAGACGTTTTATCTTCAGCCTAATGGGTGGAGTAATCCCCTATATCATTACACACTTACACAATGGCAGGCCTATTCAGGTCAGGATGCCAATTCCCACAAATCACCTCAAGCAATTACTATGACAGACGATTTGCAATTTGAATATAATGCCACTACAACAGCAAAAACAGTAACATTAAGTCGTCCAATGATTGATGTGAAAGGAACTAAATACGCCATATCTGTGACCTTGCAACCTTATACATCAGTAGTACTAATGGTTGATCAGCATCCATTTGCTAGTCCTGTATTTCACAATGGTTCACCCCTGTTTCATAATGGGGTAATAATAACTTATTAAATGATAATACTAATAATATTCGCAATAAGTTGGCTTTGGATTGGATGGGAATTAAAGCATCCATTGAGATACGAAGATTTGCCTGATGGGTGGACTAAGGTTGAAACAAGAAATACAATAGACTAAACTATACTAATATATGAAGAAAATACTTTTAACGTTATTACTATCATTGGTAGTAACGTTTTCTTTTTCACAAAAGAATCCTCCAGTAGGGTCAACTTTTAAGACTATAAGTAACCCTTCATTTGGCTATAACACATTAGATTCAGTTGTATGGATATATAAAGGAGTCACCTATAAATGGACTGATCTTGCTTCAATGGATAAGTTGAAACACAATATTGATTCAGTGATGTTACTTGTATATAAGAAAGCACAGGTTGATGCAATGGTAGCAGGTAAAGCTCCAGCAACAGGTTCAACCTTCTATATATGGAATCAAAAAACAGTACCTCAGAATGCTAATATAAACATTGCAGGTTCTATTAATTCAGGGCAGGGATATTTCTTCAATGGGGCAATGGGTTTGAAGAGTGACTTGAACTACAATACAACACTTGGTTCAGCTGCACTGGATTCAATAACTATATATGGAGTAAATAATACAGGCTCTGGAGCATATGCATTAAGATCAGCTAAGTATGCCAATGGTAATACTGCCAATGGATACTCAGCTCTGTATCATAACCAGAATGGGAATTATAATACATCAGTAGGACAAGAAGCAGGGAGTCATATAACAGATGGAATTACTGGGGCAAGAAATTTAAACAACTGTATTTATATAGGGGCATTCACAAGAGCCAAACTTGATAGTATTGAGAATGAAATAGTGATAGGGACATATGGAGTAGGTAATGGTTCGAATACGACAACCATAGGTACAGATTTGACTACTGACACCTATTTAAAAGGAAATGTGAGAGGGAAAACTTTCATAGCAGAAAACGGTTTAAATACAGAGTTTCTAAAGGCAGATGGAAGCAAAGATAGCACTTTATATAAGGCAGCTAACGATAGTGTGTTAGACAAAGGCTTTTACACCAATTTCAAGGCATTAAGCAAAATAAATACTTCTGACAGGGGTGCTTTAAACGGTGTGGCTTCACTCGTAAATGGTAAAGTACCTCTATCTCAAATGAATGCAGCTTTAATAGGTGCAGTCAAATATCAAGGAGTTTACAATGCAGCTACAAATACACCCTCTATCCCAAACGCAGACACAACTAAAGGTTGGTACTATATTGTAAACACGGCAGGAACTCAATCAGGACTAACTTATGGGGTAGGTGACTGGATTATCTCAAATGGAGTTCAATGGGGGAGAGTAAAAACCACAGCCTATTCAATAATGTATGAAATCTCAGTCACAACTTCTGGGGTGACTACTTTTATGATCCCATTTCCACTCACAGATATTTCCAACGTTTTTTACAATGGCAATTCAATTTCGAGTGATATTTGGTCAGGGGTAGGCACTACCTCAATTACCTTACAGGCAGATACAAGGACTTACGATAAAATAAAAATACAGAACTAAGATGAAAAAAATACTAAGTTTTTTAATAGCAGTTTTACTGAGTGTTAACATTTACGCTCAAACTTCACCTATTATCTCAGTAAGAATAGCCAATGCTACTACTGCACTAAATCAGAACTTCTCGGTAGGGAATGAAATTTATGATGTAGCAACTAAGAAAATATGGAGGGTGAATACTGCATTGACTTCTTCTTATACCATAACTACAGCTTTGGCAGCAGGGTATATAGATTTAGTTAATGGTGGTGGTACGGTAACTTCTGTAGCTGCTTTAACCTTAGGTACAACAGGAACAGATTTAAGTAGTACAGTAGCAACGGGAACTACAACACCTGTAATTACCCTACAAGTACCTACTGCAAGTGCTTCTAATAGAGGTGCTTTAAGTGCTGCCGACTGGACTACATTTAATAATAAACAAGCAGCAGGTAGCTACAAGCTAAGCAATGATAGTACAGCGGGTTATGGGTTTTACACCAACTTTAAAGCATTATCAAAAAAGGATAAATCTGACAGTATAGGCACTGATGGGTATGTTCGTAGGGACAGACTAACTTCATCTTTAGCCACAAAACTAAATTACAGAACTTTTGGTAGTGCTGCAAATTCGGCAACAACTGATTTTATTGCAGCCGTAACACCCTCGACAAGTGGCAACGTATTAACTTCAGATGGTTCAGCTTGGACTAGTGCTGCTTTACCTGCTTTTAACACTCCTAATTCCCTAACCTTTAACAATTCAGGTTCAGGTGATGCAAGTGGTGGTACTTTTAATGGTTCAGCAGCTAAGACTATTTCATATAATAGTATTGGGGCTCTTGCTTTGCACGGAGTTGCTGATAATTCAGGTCAATGGCAGGGTGTAGCGGGTAATTTCACAGGACTTCAAGCATCAGGATTAACAGATGGAATATTAGGGGAAGCTGCCGATGGAACTGTTTATAGGTTTAATTCTACTGCGGTTTTATCATATATTGGTGCTGCTCCTGCTGTAAGTGGTGGTTATCTCCCCCTATCAGCAGGTAGTGGTCAGGCTTTGACTGGTATGCTTTATGGAGTTGTTGCCACCTTTTCATCAACCGTTGCAGCTAGTCAGTTTAATGCTTCGAGCTCAATTAGTACACCTGTAATCACTATAACAACAGGTGCAGTAGATGGATACTTTCTAAAAACAAACGGTTCAGGGGTTGCAACATGGGCGGCAGTAGCAACAAGTCAAGTTTATAAAGGAACATGGAATGCAAATACGAACACTCCGACACTTGCAAATGGCACAGGAACGGCAGGATGGTTTTATAGGTGTACAACAGCAGGTACTACAAATTTTGGTGCAGGTGGAATAGCCTTTAATGTAGGTGATGACGCAAGTTACAATGGTACTATTTGGGAGAGAATACCTGCCGCAGTAATTACAGGTAATGCCTTGACAAAAACAGACGATACAAATGTAACTTTAACTTTAGGAGGTTCGGCTTCAACTTCGCTATTAAATGCAGCAAGTATAACAGTTGGATGGACAGGAACTTTAGCAAATGCAAGGTTAACTAATTCAAGTCTTACTATTGGTTCAACTAATATTGCATTAGGTGCAACAGCAACAACTATTGCAGGACTAACTTCTGTTACATCAACTGGATTTACAGGTGCATTAACTGGAACATCAACAGGTTTAGCGGCAGCCTATATTGATTGGAATGCAACTTCGGGAGGTACTTTTATTCAAAACAAACCTACACTTTACAACGACCATCTCAAAACTCAGAAATTTGCAGAAGCTGCAAGTGGTTCAACAGGTCAAGTAAACACGCTTTCAAATACACCAAAAGATGCAACAGGCGTAAGGGTTTCCCTAAATGGTTCAACACTTGACCCTGCAAATTATACTGTAAGTGGCGCAACAGTTCAAGTTACACTTCCTGTATATGCTTATGATGTCGTAACTATCTCATTCTTATATTAATAACATGAAAAAGATTTTAATATTATTGCTATTTATTAGCACAATTTCATTTGCACAAGTCACGCCTTCGGGTAATGTAAGGGTTGCAGACAGTGTAACTACTTTCGGAGAGACAATCCCAAGGGGAAAGATTATAACCAATGCCAATAATGGTAATGTGTATTCTGCATTTCTAGGACTGGCTTCTACAAAAACCTTAAACACCTGTACATTAAATTCAGAATTGATTTTGATAGGTGGTATCAATAAATTCATAAACAATGGAACCTCTGCCCAACCTGCTAATTTTAACATAACAGGAAACGGAGTTTTGGGTGGCTCAATCACAGCAGCAGGTGGTGGCTTTAACTCACTAAGAAGTCTAAAAAATGTACATAAAGATTGGACAGGTTCAGCTACTTTTGAACTTTCTAAATTTAAACCACGAGTTTTTAACTACAAGCAACGACCCGAAACTGACACTACATTTGCTTTTATTATTGACGAAATTCCTGCAAGTATAAGAAATTATATTTTAATGAATAATGGTTCTGCTATTAATATCTACTCTTTGCATGGTTTTGAGATAAAAGCTATTCAGGAATTAACTAAAGAAAACCAAGATTTAAAAGCAAGGATTGAGAAACTTGAAAAGTTAATAAAATGAGAAAGTTACTTTTAATAGGGTTACTGTTTTTAAGTCTATTTGCTCAGGCTCAATTTGGGTGGTCGGGGTTGAGTTCTAATCAGTGGGTAAGTTCATTGGATGCACAAGGCAGTGGGATTTATCAGAAAGTGCCAATGCCTAACGGAATAAATTGGATGACAAAACAGGTTGCTTTGTATTATTTGGATTTAAATCCTTCATATTTAAGTGCATTTACCGACAACCAATGGGTTCCTAAAGTAGATTTAGTGGCAAGCGGACACACACCATTTAATACCTTAAGCTGGTCATTTACGGAAGATAGTTGGATTACAGATGCGTATATGACAATTCAAAAAAACTATACACTAATGTTTACCGCCACAACCTATTCTTCTGGCTCCTTTACCGTTAATGATGGAGATAATATCATAGTAACAGTGCGCTCGGCAAATAGTGGGAGTAATGGGAATGGTGCGACAATTAATATAGCTGGGAATAATGGACTTACCTATAACAGTTCAGTATCTGGGTATAGTCAGACGATAACATATTCGTTTACTTGGCATTCTGTTAATGATGCAGTTGTAGTTCAAGGAATAATAGAAGGGTTGGGAGCATATTATACTAGCAACGCTTATTCATTTGACAGAATTAAAAGTGATTGTTCTTCTGGGTATGCCGGTTCTATAGTTACGTATGCTATATCTGCGGGCAAGTATGGATCATTCCTCAGTCAGGTAGATGCGGATAATCAGGCTTATTTAGATGTATATTATAATTCACAGGCATACGCAAACGCCAATGGTAGTTGTACTGCTATCCCTTCGGGAGGATCAGGATGCACAAACTCTTTGACGGTATCATACAACCCAAGTCCCGCACAAGATTATGGGGATGCAGACGTATATTTGGCATATATATCAGTTAATGGATACGTAATGGACTCGAAAGAAACACATACAGTCTCAATACATGATGGAGACTCTATTGTACTAAAAATACACATGCCACCTTCTGATAAAGGTATAACAGGGGTGAATATTAACTATAAGGATGATAGCAATAAGCCATTATTAAGTATTGCTAGTGTAATAGTGGGTGCAACAGGTGGTTTAGCCGGAGTGATATTGAGTTTATTCCAAAACTTTTTATCTTTTGAGTTAGCAAAGGGAACAACTACCAGTATCCACAATATAGTTATTGACCCCTACGACATATGGATTAGAGAAAAATATAGCTGTGACAAAGGGAATGTAAAGATAATTATTAATAACATGATTTATTTATAAAATTTATTACTTTTACAATAAAAACATGAGAAAAACAATTTTAACATTCCTATTAGTAGCGACAAGTCTCGCACTGATGGCACAGAAACCCGATTCAATTCAGGTTTACACAATATAATTAAATTTTAAAACAACAATAATTTTATTTAATTTTATAAAGTAAAAATTTAAAAATAGACAATTATGAACAGCACAATTTTAAAAGGATTATTAGCAACAGTATTTATGTTTGTATTAGCAACTATACAAGCATCAGGCTTCCCTGTAACAACAGTAGGGTGGGAAGTTTTAGGTATTACTACACTCGGTACAGTTTTAGTATACGTAGGTCAGAGTATGTGGTTAGTCACAACATCTGTAGCAGGAGCTATTAACTGGAAGGATATTATTAAAGGTGCAGTTATCATGATAGGTAATAGTTTTGCCACAGTAGCAGCAGCAACTTTAACAGGTACACTGGTTGATGTAAAAACACTTCTATATGGATTAGGTGCAATACTTGTAGTATATATCAGCAAACAGTTTGCTGTAAAACCTCCGAAAGCCTAAGTAATTAAATATCTTGGAGACTTCTGAAATATGGAGTCTCCAATTATTTTGGACAGCAATGAGTATAAACATGACCAACCCGATGCCATATAGATTAACACCTTGGGTAGACATTCTTAAAGAACTTCTTAGTACACTTGTAGCATTTGTATTCCTGTTCTTAGCACCTATTAAAGATTATGTCTATCTAGTCTTCGGACTTATCATTTTAGATTTCATTACAGGGAGTTATGCATCATATAGAGATGGTGAACACTTCACTGCTAAAAAAATGAGAAGAACTATTGAAAAATTTTTCTTCTATTCAATAGCTATTATATCAGCTTACATTCTACAGAAGATAATAGACGATGGGATTGAATGTCCAAGAATAGTGGCTCTGTTTATAGGGGCAACAGAATTAAAATCAATCTATGAGAATATAAGTAGAATAACAGGCGTATCAGTGTTTAAAGTAATTTGGACTTCTATAAAAGATAAAGTGGATGGGTTGTTTACTAAAATAAAATAACATGACAAATAAAACGTGGACATGGATTGGAGTTGCTCTTATATTTTTATTGGGAGCATTTTCATTTTGGGGATTAAACAAGATATTTACTCCTTCACCACCAGTAGTGAAATCAGATACAATAAAAATTACAAACACCGATACAATTAGATTTAAAGTAAAAGATACTATTTATAAAAAAATAATAAAAAGTGATACAATTACAAAGAAAATATGGGTACACGATACAGTAATGTCACATACTGATTCTATAAAGATAATTAGAGCATTTTTCAAAAAAACAGGTATAAATAGAATAATATTAGATAATGACACTATTTATTTAGAATTGAGAGATAGTATTACTCAGAATCAGATTATCTCAAGTGTAGGTAAATATGTCTGGAAACTTGCAACACAAACAATAAATAACAATCCACAACAACCATTAGCAAATATGTTGTTCATTGGAGGTGGTTTAGGAGCGAATATAGACTTGTTTTCTCTTAATGGTAGGATAACATTCAAAACAAAAAAGAATGTGTTATACACACCAGAGATTGAATATATACCTGTATTAAGCAAGCACCCTATATTCAAGTTCGCAGTACAATTTAAAATTTGGTAATAGATGAGACACTATTCATTATCACTAGCAGGGGAGAGATTTATAAAAGGGTTTGAACAACTAAGATTGACAGCCTATCATGATGAGGGAGGCAAGCCAACTATTGGATGGGGAACAACATATTATCCAAATGGAAATAGCGTCCAGATGGGAGACACTTGTACAACAGAACAGGCTGAGATCTATTTCATGCATGACATTGACAAGTTTGATGATGATATTAATAAAAAACTATTAATGGACATTAAACAGAATCAGTTTGATTCAATGGTGTCACTATGGTATAACTGTGGTGGAAGCAGAACAATAATGTCATATATTAATGCTAAGGTCCAACCAACAGTAATATATAATTGGTGGTGTAACCATTATATTACTGCAGCTGGTAAAAAGAGCAATGGCTTGATAAGAAGAAGAAAAGCAGAAGCAGACAATTTTATGAAATAAAAAACAATGAGTAAAGAGCACCTACATAATGACCCTATCAGATTTCCGAATTTACAGGCACCTATTGAAAATAGACTTATCAAAATGCATGAAAATAAAATGAAAGAGATGATGGTAGATATAACAAGAGAACTTGTAAAACAAAAGAGTAAATAATGTTCAGTTCAACAGATATACAGAGAATAGTTGATATAATCCAACATCACTATTCTTTTATGATATTTACATCATTGGGGACAGAAGTGTTATCTGATGAAGATAAACTGTTTTTGACAAATTATGGTATAGATATTGAGAAATTAGAAGAACGATATCCACCCTATATGAGGAACTTTTTATTAGGGCGTCTAACTGCAGTATTAGAAGAGAAACAGGCAAAGGAGTTAACAAACGAAGATTTTGAGAAATATTTGGATAGGGGACAGTTTATACCACTATCAGAAAGAGAAAGAGCAGAATATAAGATAAGCAGGGAGATCACCTATAATCATCTGAAGGGATTAGCTAATAAAGTTGTTGGTGCTACAAAAGATATAATGCTCGAGGAGAACAAGAAGAACATTATATCAGAGACAATATCAGAAGGGATAAAGAATAGGAAGAGTATAGCCTCAGTTGTAAGTGATTTAGGTCATAGAACAGGTGAATGGGATAGAGACTGGAAGAGAATAGTTGTGACTGAGATGCAGAACATATACAATCAGGGGATTGCAAGTGAGATAATGAGAAAGTATACATTTAATTCATATGTGTATAAAGATGTCTTCCCCGGAGCCTGTCGACATTGCATAAAACTTTATTTGACAAATGGAGTAGGAAGTGAACCAAGGGTCTTTAAATTATCTGAATTAATTGCTAATGGAAGTAATGTTGGAAGAAAAGTAGATGAATGGAAACCAACGATAGATAGTACTCATCCATTTTGCAGATGTAATTTAAGAGTATGGTTCTTAGGACAAGTTTGGGATAAAATAAAACAGGCATGGGAGTATACTGGGGAAAGAATAAGAAAAGTGATAAGACATTCTAAGATCAAAATCACAGTTGGAGACAAAGAATTTTATGTATAATTAAATTCGTATTACAATTTATATTAACTTTATAATCTTATGGGAATTTTGCAGAACATATCAAACTATTTTAAGACAACTGATGAGAAACTTTCTCGTATAGCAGTTATTGAGTTTGAACTAAAAAAGATTGATTCTGTAAAAGACTTACTGATTGACCAGTATCAAGATATAAGTAAGGCACTGTCATCAGAGGAGTTTAATTGTAAAGAAGATGTTCACTTTGACAATAAGAAGTTCACAAGAGAACTGGCCAAGATTAAACTACAAGAGAAAACGTTTCTAAAGGAGTTAGACATATTAAAGAGCAATAGTGATATAATCCATCACCTAAATAAAGATAATCGGTCTAAGGCAGTTAGAATCATTAAATCACTATACAGATCAGGTAAGTTAACATTGGAAGATTATAACAAGGCTGCTGCTCAGCAAACAGAGAAAGGGCAGACTAAATATTCAGATGTAATAGTCATCAACAATAAGAATGAAATCCTATTAACAAAAAGAAGTCAGTGGGAAGACAACCACAAAGGAGCTTGGGTGATACCAGGTGGACATGTGGACGAAGGTGAAGAGTTTGAAGATGCAGCTAAGAGAGAACTGAGAGAAGAAACAGGGATAGACGCCGACATGCTCCTACAAGATGATAAGTTGAATGGCATCTATTGGAAACATCTAGGTATATTTGAAGATGAGAATGCATGTATTTATTACTATGTACTGAACATTCAATCAATTGACAATATAGAGATATTATTGGATGAAGCTGAGACAAGAGACTATTTATGGGTGCCACGGGAAGAACTAAGTAACTACCCCATGATTTTCAATATGCGTGACAATGTCGTTCAGATGATGGGTTGGGATTTTGATCCACAAGTAAAGATAATACAGAAGGCAGTAAGATTAGGTATATGTGGAGAAGATGTATTACAAAAAGCTCTGAATCATAAATACATTAGAAAAGAGTTCAAAGATAGTAAGTGGGGGTATATTTATGAAGAGAAGAAGAATAAGAAAGAGAAAGTAGAAGACTTTAAAGAAACTATAGTTGAGAAGTTAAATCAGTTTTCAGAAAGAAAGAATAACAATCAAGCTAACATATCTGAGTTTGTAGCAAAAGTATTACCAAAAGAAGATATTGAGAGATATAAGAATCTATATGAACTTGCTTCAAGTGTTGGGGTACATGTAAATGTAGAAAAGGGGTCTGTTAGGTATGGAGCTGCTGCATGTTGGCAGTATAATCAAATGAATTTTGACCCATACATAACAAAACTTTATGAAGATAGGTCTAGTTTTACTGAGACTATTAACCATGAGACTCTCCATGGCATTATTTCCAAAGGTATTGGGGTAAATTCATATAATCTACACAGTGAATTGTTTCCTATAGCAAGAAAGATACTTGCTAATTTTGATTCTGCATCAGACAGCGTAAAACACATAATTTCATATATATTTGATGTTTCAATACAGCATAAAATACCAGATTTTTATAATGATGAATCTGGAAAGATAAAAGCAGATGATCTTGAAGAGTTAATTACATATGCATTTACTAATAAAGAATTTGCAGAATTTTTACAGACAATACCTTCAGATAGTGAAACTCCTACTGAGAAGAAAAGTATATTCTCTGAACTTAAAAATATTATAACAGGATTTATAAAGAAGTCATTTGGTAAGACTGCATTAGATGATATTGAAGAAGTAGTCAACAAATATTTCAATATTGATTGGAATGTTAACGAATATAAAGAAAGAAATGATAGATACTGGCATGAGAAGTTTAAAGTGTCAGAACACATCAAAAAAGCCATTCAACTCGGTATCATTCCTACTGAGAAAGTAAATGAGATAGTAAAAGCATTAAATCACAAATATCTCAAAAAGGAGATGAAGAATGGGAAGTGGGTGTACACTTACTATGAGAATCAAAATGACCAAGCTGTTGAGCGGAAAGAAGATTTCTTAGATGATTTAAAACAGAATTATGTTATTGATTATGATAAAAAGGATAAAATCGTATTCAACAACTTCTATAGGAATTATCCTAATGAAATGTTAAGTCACCAATGTTCTGTAAAGGTGATTGGAGCTTTGTCTAATAATCTACCTGAAAATATCGTTAGTCATTTGTCTAAAGCAAGACTACAGTTGGTTGATCAGAGTAAATACGAAAGAGAATCTAATGGATATTGGGTCGGAGCGTTTAATGAAGACTACAATGAAATAAGTATAAATAAGCAACTATACGATGAAATTGCAACAGATTGGTATGGTCAAGAGCAATATACAAAAGTTATATTGCATGAATATGGACATAAGCTCTATAGAGATGATAAAATAACCGCTGAGAATTTGGTTGATCTATGGTATACGAAAGAAAGAGTATCTCATCAGGCAGAAATGGATGAAGAAGAGAATTGGTGTGAATCCTTTGCTGCATTCGTTATGGCATTGGGTGATGAAGGTGATACAGAAGATAATAGAGATTTGAAAGATCTTAAAGAAGAATTCCCTAAGACATATGAAATTATAAAGAACTTAATATCTGAAATGAATGAAAACTAAGATAGACACAAAACAAGTTCTTGAACTGGATGGGTTCTTTAAAAGATTTAGTACAAAGAGTGACGATCCAAAGACAGAAGTTGTCGAAGAAAAAGACATAGAAAAAGCCTTCTCTCACATATCTGACCTCTATATAATGGATCAGATCAGTGATGAGATATACAATGCAGCAAAAGAGAGATATGAGATACAGAAAGCACAAAAAGAAAAGTTGATCGGTGGCAGAGCTGATGGTAAGACATTAGAAGATATAGCTGCACATCACAACATAGAGGTAAGTGCACTCCAGGAGCAGTACAAGATGGGTATGGAAGAAGAGAAAGAACATACGAGTGATGAAGAAGAGAGAAGTGAGATAACAAAAGATCATCTGATGGAAGATAGTAAGTACTATACAAAACTAGAGAAGAACATCGTTAGTGAATAATAGATAAATAAAATGGAAGATAATAAATTTAATTTCTTTGTCCCTATTAATGATGAATTATTAGAGAAAGCATCTAAATTACCAAAATCAGATAGATATAAAAATATGTTTCTTGAAGGGATGGCTTCTGATAATTCACAAGATATAGAAGGTGAAGTATTAGAACCTAACGGATATGAGATTGACCACTTTTTGAAAAATGGACTGATAAATTACGAACATTTGTCTAAAAGGAGCCCAAAATACTGGATTGGCTCTCCTGTTAAAGCTGAGATTAAAAATAATGAATTCCATATAAAAGCACAACTATGGGAGAACAGTGAAATAGCAAGAGACACTTGGGATAAGATTATTGAGATGAAAGAGTCTGGATCTGATAGAAAAGTCGGTTGGAGCATCGAAGGAAAAGCACTGAATCGTTCTACTACTAATCCAAAACATATCACCAGGGCACTTATAACTAACTGTGCCATAACATTTTCCCCGGTTAACGGAAATTCTTATGCGGATATAGCTAAAGGTCTTCAGAAGGAAGATTATATAGATCCTACCTACGATCAGGATTCAGATGAGAAAGAATATATTATGGAGTTTGAGAACAAAGGTAAGAAGTATAGGGTAGGTAAAGACTATAAAGTATTTGAGGTATTAACTAAATCTATGGATGTAGCTGCAGTAAAACCACTCACACCTGAAAGTTTAGATAAGAAACCAAAAAATATTAGCCTACCTGACATTAAAAAGGCATTAGATAATATATTGAAACATAAGAGTTTATTTGATGGAGACAGTGATTTTAAAAATAAAGTCATTAAATTAGTTAAAAATTCTTTGTAAATATTTTATTTATTCAAAATTATATTTTAATTTTATAAACTTAATAGTTAGTTTAGTATTCTGAACATAGAAACGACACAAGAATGGAAAATCAAATTAATATAATGTCTGTAGAGGAAGTTGATGAACTTAGAAAGTCATTGACTGATCTTGGCATGGAAGAAACAGAAGTCAACTCCTATATCGAAAAGGCTATGAAGGTCGAAAAGAAAGAAGAGAAAGAGTCTAGTTCAGAACAAACCATGGGAGAGAAAGCTGAAAAGACTGGCGAAGCAAATGAAACTTCTGCTGATGAAGCAAAAGAGACTCCTGCAGAACAAGCTGAAGAGAAAAAAGAAGGTGAAGAAAAACCTATAGTCAAGAGTGAAGATAAAGAAGAAGACTTAGAAAAATGTCTTACTGAGATGAAGTCCAAGAAAGCTGAGATTGAGAAATCAATTGATGAGATGGAACTGAAGATGGGTAAGAAGAAACCAGAAGAGAAAAAGGAAGAAGAAATTCATAAATCAGTAGACATTGACATTGAGAAAGCCTTTGGTGAACGTTTCATGGACATTGAAAAGTCACTCACTGAGAAGTTCGAAGATAAGTTTGATGAACAGAACGAGATCATAAAGAGCCTACAGTCTGAGATCAAGAAGATAGGTGACACTCCTATGGGAACAAAATCAGTTATTACTAAGGCTACTTTCTTTGAAAAGAGTTTGAGTAATGAAGAAGACGTAGAGAATGCTGAGAACAAAACACTCTCTATTTCTGGTAACAAAGATGAAATTTTAAAGGGTATGGAAGACATGCTCAATAAAGAGAAAGATGCCGACGTTAGACAAGTAATCGAAAACGGTATTTTAGACTATACAGTTAATACACGTCCTACTGGACACGGCTACAAGGCACTTGCTCTTTTAGCACATAGAAAAAATATTACTCTGGAGCAGTAATTTTTAGTATTTCGTTAGATAATTAAATATAATAATATGTTTGACATTCATGATTCATTAGGCAAGAATGCTGAGAATTACTCCGATGAGGATATTATCAAAGCAATCGTTGCTGGTAGTCAGACAGGTCGCGATCTAACAGATACGCTATCGTCTGGACCTTCCCTGAAACCTGAGTCACTTGACCCAGTTGTAAAGGTGTTGGAAAATAAAGAAAACCATATTGTACTTTGGAAATTACTTCCTAAAAAGAGTGTTTACAATACAGTACATGAGTATAACCAATTAACCAGTTATGGTGCTGATGTAGGAATCTTCATGAATGAAGGTGAATCTCCAGAACAAACTGACTCTGTTTACAGACGTAAGGCTGCTCTTGTAAAGTATGCTGGTATCCAAGGTGAACTGACACAACAGTCAATGCTTGTTCGCCAGGCTGACGGTAAAGATCCGTACACTCGTGAGGTTGAAAATAAGACCTTGAAACTCTTAACCCAGTTGGATCAGAAACTTTCAGGTTCTGACAATGCTATGGTTCCTCAGGAATTTGATGGTATTTTCAAACAACATTATGCAGGTGTCCTTGACATCACTGCTGGAACAGGTTTGGATACTTATGCTAACGACCCTACTTTCATTGATGCTCGTGGTAAAGCATTGAAAGATTCTCATGTAGAAGATGCAGTACAGGCAGTTGTTAATGATCGTTTTGGTGAAGCAACCAAAATCATCTCCAACCCTGTTGTTTTCAATGACTATGTAAAACGTTTCCATGAAAGCAAACGTGTAATGGTTGGTGCACCTAGTTCAGCTACTGAAGGAGCTACTATGGGTCAGAAGGTTAATGATATCATGACTCAGTTTGGGAAAATTGATGTTGTCAATGATATCTTCTTCGATCGCAGAACTCCTAAGGCATACAATGCTGCAGCTGTTTCAGCTAAGGCTCCTGCCGTTCCTACTGCTGTGAATAACACCAGTTTGACTATCGCTTCTGCTGATACTTCAACCAAATTTACTGATGCTGCAGGTGGATACTTCTATGGAGTAACTGCTCGTAATCAGTATGGTGAATCAGCAATGTGTGCAATGAACACTACTATCAAGGCTATCGCAGCTACTGAATCTGTTGACTTAGTATTTGTTGCAGGTGTTGGTACTTATGCTGCTACTTCCTTTACTGTTTATCGTACTGAGAAGAACGTCGCTGTATATACAACTGCTAAGTATTATCCATTGTTTGAAGTATCAGTAACACAATTAGCTGCTGCTTCAGGTTATGATGGTGCTGCTCAGTATGGTGTACGTGATCGTAACCGAGTAATTGGTAACACACATTCAGCACTTGTTTTAGATCCTAATTCAGATATGTGGGAATATATCCAGTTAGCTGCCACGATGAAAATCGACTTTGCTATCACTACTTTGGCTCGTAGGTTTGCCGTAGTTAATTATGGTACTCCAGTTTTATATATGCCAGGTAAGATCGCCATCATCCATAATATTGGACGAGATATCACTGCTTAAACAATAGACGTATCAACGAAGAAATGACGGGAGGGGTAGATCTCCTTCCGTTTTTCTTTTTATTCACATTTTTAATTTTGTTATATGATTAAGATTAGCACAGCAGTTTCAAGTAATTTCGGGCATGAAGTTATTTTCGGAAGTTTAACATTGAAGTTTGATAAGTTAGGTAATGCAGAAGTCGCAGACCAGAAGATTGCAGACCAATTAACTACAAATTATGCAGGTTGGTTATTTCAGGGTGAAGTAACAATGAAAAAGGGTAATAAAGCAGTTGATGTAAATAATACCCAAATACAGGCTGATTTAGAAAGAGCACTTGAGAAAGTTGAATCTAGAGAATCAGTTATCAGTTCATTGGAGAATGAAGTGAAAGAGTGGAAAGAACAAGTAAACTTATATAAAGACAAATCTGAGAAGGCAGAAGCTGAGTTAGAGGGTTACAAAATCCAGAGTGATAAAATCATTAAAGAACTCGAATTGAAAGTTGGTTTAACCAGCAAAACTCAGAAGGAACTGGTTGAGTTCTGCATAAGACTGGAAATTCCAGAAGAAAGATACAAAAATCTTACTAACAAAGCCGAAATCATCAACGTTATACTCGACGAATCAAGAATTAAAGAATAAGAAAACATGCCAACCATAACATATCAGGTTAGGTATCGAAAGAATGAAGGGCTTGTTATTTCACCAGAGGAACTAACAAGCCTTTATTTTTACGGTATAAGTACCAAGTCAAGAGATGGCTCAGAGATATCTAACGACTCTATGCGTATGTATATCTTGGCAGCACAGCAAGAGATTGAGAAGTACCTTGAGATCAGGTTCAACAAGAAGTACATAGAACAGACAGTCACCTATTTCAAGGATGACTATTGGGGTGGATTCCCTATCTTACCCACTAAATTGCCTGTTGCTAAGCCACTTTCTTTCATCGGTTACCTAAATGGTATAGAACAGATAAAGTACCCCTTAGATTGGCTTAATACAAAGAAAGACAACGAGGGTAACTACTATAAGAAGATACACCTCATACCTACAGGTTCTACAACAAGCAGGGCAAATGCTGACATAATATTAACAGGTATCACTGCCTATTTAGGTCTTACTAGTTATGGTCAGGTGCCAAACTACTTCAGCATACAATATGTGACAGGTTACAACTATGATGATGTGCCACTGGACTTAGTAAACGTAGTAGGGAAGTTAGCTTCTATACCAATATTTGCCATGTTGGGTGATATCATTTTAGGTAGTCCAGGGGTAAATTCAATGTCGTTAGGTATAGATGGTTTATCACAATCCATCAATACAAATATGTCATCTGGGTCAGGTGGTTACTCAGGACGTATAAAACAGTATACAGAAGAGATCAATGAATGTCTTAAGAAACTGAGACTATTCTATAAGTCAATAAATATATCCTCACTATAATGAGCGGAAGTATCAGGACACAAGTGCCACCTAACATGGTTGGAGAACCTCAGATCAATATATTTGACAGAGGAGACTTCAACCAATTGCTGTGGAATAGGGGATACGAAATCTCATTAGAAGAAGCTGTTGCATGTCCTTGTAAGGGTCAGAGTTCAGATAGCAGAACAACTTGTGGTAACTGCATGGGAACAGGCTGGGTATTTGTCAACCCTATTAATACTAAAGCAATATTGACCTCTATCAATAAGAATACGAAGTATAAGGACTGGTCTCCAGAGATGATAGGTACTATGGGAACGACATTTATGAATGTCAATAGGGTGTCATTTATGGATAAGATAACTTTACTCAAGAATTTTGGGATGATGAGTGAAGTATTGAAAGTGAGAGATAGTGATAGTGACATATATCCCAAGTTCACTTTCTCCACCTATAAAATGATTGAAATAAGATCAGTATTTATATTCAATGGTGATACTAATGTTTTGATCAAGTTAGCTGCATCCGATTATAGGATTAACATGACTAATGGTTATGTTTTAGACATTAAAGCAGATAATTTACCAAACGATTTTAATGGTAAGGTATCAGTCTCCTATAAACATCTTACGACGTACCATGTCATAGACATCCCTAATGACCTGAGAATCACGCAAGAATATTCTAATGCTGGTAAAAAAACAACAGAAGAAATGCCTGTACATGCTATAGCTCGTAAAGCTCAATATGAACTCGGAAGTGCTACAAATTATGAAGGAACTAACATTCTTAATAACTCCTATTTATAATTTATATTCTTTATAAATAATAAATAAAAATATTTCGTATCAGTTTTAATATTAATTTTAACAAAAATTTAAAGCCATGGACTTCCAACAGAAGATACGAGAAGAACAAATAAGAGATAAAATTAATATCATCAAGGCTACACTGCCAGAAATTGAAAAAGGTGGAGAAGGCAGTAGAGGGGGTAAAATTATTGGTAGAACTAAGAGTGGTCAACCTATTTATGCCAAGTCTCATAATATGCCATATGAAACTTATAGTAAGGAAGACCATAAAGATGCTGCTGAAGCACATAGTTTTGAACATAGATCTGCAGAAGACAAATTGGAGAATACTCACGACCCTGTAAAAAGAAAGCAATTACAAGAGAGTATTAAAATGCATAGAGAAAATGCAGAGGGTCATATCCGAAGAGGTGATTCTATTCAAAAATCAGCGTTTGATGAGTTCGAACCAGACATGGAGAACATAGAGAAGTCACTACATGTATTCGGTAAATATCTCGGTGAAGAAGAACTGGATAAGTTTGAGAAGTCAATCAACCATAAATATTTTAAGAGAGAGCCAGTAGCAGGTGGTGGATACAAGTACTACTACACTGAAGCTGATTATAAGAAGGAGAAGGGCGTTGGCGAGAATAAATCAGATGAGAGTGATAAATTAGTTAATCTTGCAATAGCTTCTTTATTAAAAGAATACGGAAATCCATTGTCAACAAAACATCGATCAGATGGTTCAGTTTTGAACTATAAGAAAAATAAATTTTTTGTTGACTTAGAGGGTAATATTAAAGCAGAAAAGAAAAGGACGGGCGATAAGAAAGAAGAGAATGAACTTGAAAGCATTTTTCATAGATTAAATAAAGTTGAAGAGTCCAAGAATACAGAGAATAAGAGTGAAGAGAAATTTGATCATACATTTTTTGATGATTATTCTCTAACTGGTAAAGAAAGAGAAATCATTATGAGAGCTAAAGGAAAAGATAAAGATTTAAATGAATTACAAGATCTTCATGATAATTCTTCAAATATTGATCAAAAAGGAAGAGATTATATTAGAAAATTTATGCATAAATAATTTATAAATATATCCAGTGCTCAACTTTTCAATAGATTTATCCGATACGGTAAAGGAGTTCTCACTACAACCAAGTGAGACTTCTGATCTGTGTTCTTACATCCTTGATCGTGTTTGCGACGAATATTTTGCTAAGTGGACTGAATTAGTTAATACCCTTAATACTTCAAGAGATGAATACAAAAGGGGGATGTATTCAGAACGCCCTGACGATCATACTGCTATAATAGGATTAACTGGAAGAGATAGTAAACTTGCTATGATGGTTGAATCTGGGGCATCAAGTTTCGACGAAAAGGATGGATTTTCTAATAGCAGTAAGAGAGTAATAAAGAGTGATGGTAAAGGTTGGTATCTAACTATACCATTCAGACACGGAACATCAGATGCTATAATGTCAGAGATGGTACCAGATTATAAGATATCGGTATTAGACTTAATGAAAGCAGGAGAGACACTTGGGCAAGCCGATTTACCAGTAGGATTTAATGAAGTCAATACAAATAGAATAGAACTGAATGGTGGATCACTTATTACCTATAAACATAAATCTCCTATTTATGAAGGAATGCATCGTAGGGATATAAGTTCTACTGAAAAAGAAAAGAGGGGTGGATATTTCACATTCAGAAGGGTATCAGACAAATCTGATGATCAATCATGGTTCCACCCAGGAATAGAAGCACATAATTTTATGGATAAAGCATTAGCAGAAGCACAACTTGATCTAACTGTAGATAATGCCGTTCAGGATTGGTTAGACGTTAAATTAGGATAAGATGGAAGTATCTATAGTTAAGTTAAAGAAAGTTGTAGGAGACCTATTAGAATGGGTAAGAGCAGATCTTATAGCACATACATCAACTCCTACTTTGAGTTGGTTGTATTTGGAATTTCATGGAGTAGAAATAGATGGTAGAAACTTCTATACCGATTTAAAGTCATTGATTGAAAAAGATGATACAGATAGAAGGAAGTTGGAAGTAAGGTTAATGTTTGATAAAGAAAGAGCTAACTTACCTACATTTCATATTCACTATCCTTCAGAAGATGGACAGTCAGGTGACAATACAGTAGGAACAGGCTACCAAACTGGAGAAGATGAAAATGGTAATACAGTAAATCAATTCTCAAGATCATTCATAGGTCAATATGAGCTTATAATCACTGCAGGTAACTCGCTTGAAGTAGTTATGTTATATGAGTTCATAGATGCACTGTTAATAGCAGGAGCAGACACATTGACATATTACTTTGATATATTCAAGTTCTCAGGTAAGCAGTTAATGGCTAACCAAGAACTCATACCACTACCTATATTCTTCAGAGCAATAGGGATATCACTACAGTGTAAGAAAATAGTTAGATCACTTATACAACCAACAGTAGCTACTGATATAGACTTCATTCCAGAGTTTTATGGAGATGATCAAGAACCTGCATTGTTAGAAGTATCAGTTTCAATAGCAGTTAATAATTTAACACCTCATATTGGCAATACAGTTGTATTCACAGCAACGCCTATTAATAGTGGAGAAAGTCCAGTTTACAATTGGTATAAGGGCATAAATGTTATATCTGGGCAAACAGGTGGTACTCTATCATATCATTTTTCAACAGTAGAGACTATTGAAGTACATTGTCAAGTGACGAGTTCATTAGAATATTTAGCAGATAGAGAGGATGTTTCGAATACAATAACTTTAACATCATTGACGTAATGAAACTATTAGAACTAAAGAATTGTTATAAGCACAGATTGCTCGCTACTGAAAAAAGTATTGAAGTCTATCATAAACGATTTGAAAGTGAAGAGTTTATTAATATTGAATTGTTACATAAGAAATTGTTATTAGAACATCAGGCAACACATCTGCGCAAATTTATTCAAGATCTAAATTTAATAAATGATGAAGAAGAAGATTAAAATAGAAGAAGATTCTACAGAAACATTAAATGTATTTCAAGCCTGCAATCATTTTCAGTTAAATGGAAGGAATAGAAGGGTGGCAGAAAAGAAGTATCAAAATTCAGTAATGATTGAGTCAGATTGGGAACAGATATTGACTGCAGATAAATTATTATAAGAATTTTTGTTTTACAAAATTTTTATTTAATTTTATAAACAATATTATTTCGTTGAATAGATATACACTCACATAGATGTCAACAAAAGTTCGCTTCGGCAATAAAATAGTTCAACTTCCAGGCACCTACTCTAGAATAGTAGCAGGACAGAATAATCCTCCTAGAGATTTAGATTATGGTAAGTTATTGATTATAGATAATCAAAACCTTAATGCGTCTCTTGCAAATAATGGCATGTTAGGCGGTGCTGGTATTGCTGGTACGCTTGTTTCAGGTAAGAATGCAGTTTACTCAGTAAAAGATATTCAAGCATTTAGAGACTTTGTTGGTGCTGGTTGGTGGTATAAAGCCGCTGAAGGATTGTTTAATCCCGATGGCAACAATAATGGTGTATCCGAAATATTCATAGTTAAACCCGCCACTACAACCCCTGCTTTATTATCATTCATTCCTACTGGAGGTGGAGCGGCTGGTGGTACATTCAAAGTCAAAACAAAAGATGAAGGTACAGCAGCTAACGGTAATCCTGATGAGACAAGAGCAACTTCTACAGTGACAGTAACTGCTGCTGGATCAACTGCTGATAAAATCACAATTAAAGTATCTGGAGTAACAGTAGCTGAATATACCAATGCTTCAAGTGATAGCATAGCAACTATGGTTGCAGGACTTGCTGCTAATATGACGTTATTGGGAATATGTTTAGTAGTATCTTCTACTTCTCCTGCATTAGCATTCAAAGCACCTGTTGGATATGGAGCAACAACAGTAACTCCTACAGTAACAGTAACAGGCGGTGCAACAGGTTCTGCAGTAGCATTTGCAGGTGGAGTAACAGCAACTAACCTTTTATCAGGTTATGCTTATAAGATTGAGACAGGTGTAGTTGATACAGCAAAATGGATTTTCAAGATTTGGAGAGGTAATTATAAAGGTTTATATTCAGACAATATTCCTTATGATGAAATCACTTCAGCTAATTCAAGACCTACATTAGTAGCACAGTCACCAGAGTTCAATAATGTTCAGACATTGATTGATTGGGCTTTGACTGACAGTACATTTGGTAAATTATTTGTATTGGATGCCACTTCTGCTAAGACAGGTGCAGGAACAGTTACTTCAGCTGACATAACAGCTAACACTGGTTATAGGGTTGCTTCTACAGGTACTGCAACTTATGATTCTATTGATGATGCATTAGACGCAATTAAAGACTTAAATTATAGTGCAATATTAACTACTTGTTCAACAGCTAACCCTTCAACTGATACTACTATTCTTAAGATAGTTGATCATATTGAAAACGAAGCTAAGTTCGACAAACATCTCTATATAGCAGGTGATGATAATGATGTTGATACTTCTGTTGGTTATGCTGAAACATTTGACTCAGAGAAAGTCATATTGGTTCATGGTGCTATTCAAAAAGTAAGCAGATTAGCTGCTAGTGGCTTTAGAGTTTGGGAACAGTTCTTTCATACAGCCTATAATGTAGGTAGGGTATTAGGATTAGCTCCACAAGTACCTTTGACATTCAAATCACTTGATATTGATGGTTTAGTATCTCCACTGAATGTTAAAGACCAAGAGAAAGCTGATGCAGCAGGTGTATTGGTAACAGTATTTGATGAGGACTTTGGTAAGTTCATCAACCTACACGATGTAAACACATTACAGGATAGTGATTTTGTATTAACAAATGCAGGTACTTCACACCTTATTCAGATAGAACGTATCAAAGCTCAGTTGAACAAGGAACTTATCATCAATGCTAAACTTGACCTGATGTCTGATCCTAACGGTGTCAATCGTTCTTCATTAACCGAAGAGGATGCTATTGAATGGACTAAAGGCTATTTAGGTCGTAAAATGGGAACCCTGATTGTAGCTTGGAGAAATGTTACTGCAACTACTTCTGGTGACTTCCTATTTGTAACTTATGAGGCATCTCCTAATACTGAGATTAAAGGTGTTTTCTTCACTGGTGGACTTTACATATAATCGTTTATAAAAAGACTTCAAATAACACAAAGATATGCCTGACGAAAAAACAATGACCGCAGCTAAAGCAATTATCAAAGTAAATGGTAAGGCTGTTGGCTTAATGAGTAACCTCAGAATAACAGAGAACAACCAATTGGGCTCAGTAATGGGACTAGGTAGATTAACTAAGGTTGAAGTACCTATTTTATCTATTACTTGCACATGGGCTTGTGACTTCTATATGATTGACCTTGTCAAGTCAGGTATTCCTGGTTTGGACAATAAAGCTGTACAATCACTTGATCAATATGTAGACAGCAAAGTACTTATCCCAAATGTGGTTGATATCGTTGTCTATAAGAAGGATGTCAAGACCATCACCAATGGTGTAGTAACTGCAACTAAAGGTAATGTATTGGCAGTTATCAGAGATGTATATCTTAATTCAACAGGTTGGAGTATCCAAGAAAATTCTATAACCATGATGCAACAGTCAGGGGAATATCTTACTCCAATATTTCAAGCAATTTAACAATCAATAATTTATAAACCTAAACAAGTAAAAGTGGAAAGTTTTAATTTCGTCATCAAAGGAAAATCTTATTCAACAAAACCATTAGTAGTTGGTAACGTGATTGATCTTTGGAGACTCAGATCAGCTCTGTCAGGTGGAACATATGGTCACCTATATCGTATGGCATTAGATGGTGCAGACCAAGCACTGGTTGCTATTGATATTGAAGCATTCGTTTCTATTTTCAGTCCTCCACAGTTATTGAAAGATCTAAAGGTAGAAAGTATTAGAGATTTAGGTATTGAAGACTACATGGAATTGAATGAGATTTATATCGAACAGATTAAACCTTGGCTGGATAAAGTTGAGGGCATGTTGAAGAAAAAAGAAGAGAAAACAGATAATGAATAATGTGGAATCCATTTCGAAAGAAGCAAGTAAAATCTGCTCCTATTATAATAAATGAGTTTGATGATGAATACATAAAAGACTTTGTATATAGATGGTCAGAAAATTTCCCGATAGACATTTGGTGGAGAACGAAGCATAAAGTTGCTTTTAATTCATCTGTTCATCGGGAAGTTTCGTTATTTGATATGAGGTTTGAGTATGAAGAAGATCAGTTATTTGATAGGCAAGACAAGAATTATAAACCAGACACTGGTGATTGGATAGACATTGGACCTTCTATTATGGAAGATGATACTTTGACTGAGGAACAAAAGATTAACAAATTCAAGAAGGAGTTTGAAAATTTAGATTTAGATAGATACGACGACTAATGGATTTAGATAAGAAAGTACGAATATCGGCAGATGCTAGTCAACTGGAAAGCACTTTTGATAGAATCAAGAGAGATGCTACTGAGTTGGCTTCTGGTATGATGCAGGATGCTGAGAAGAGAGTTAGTTCATCAAGAGAACTTATCAAGTCATTAAATGACGAGATAAAGTTGATGGAGAGACGTAATTCTCTTGATGTAGTTGAACGTAAGTCTGGGGCACAAGATAGGCTTGATCGTAATCCACATGATGTTAATGCCAAAAGAGAGCTAAATAATATTAGTATTGAAGAAAAAGAAGCTAAGATACAAAATGAATTATTAAAGGATATACTTGAAGAGCTTAAAGGTGGCAAGGCTAAAGAACTTGATGAAAAGGAAAGAACAGAGAAAGAAACAATTGCTAATAAAAGACATGATCAAAAAGTACAAGATATTGATATAAGAGAGCAGGATAGAAGAGCTGGTAATTTTAAGAGTGGAGTACGTGGTTATGGGATGTCTATTATTGGGGCAAGAAATGGTGTTGATGCAGGTTTAAATATTGCAGGAGAGACAGGTGGAATGATGGCATCTGCCGAGGGTGCTGTTGGCGCAACAGGGGTAGCATTACTTATTGCTGCAGCTATTGGTAAACAAATAGTTTCTGCTGCTACTCCATACCTACAGGGCAAAGGGGACATCTATGCAGTAACTGGACAAAGATTACCTACTAATATACCAAATTATAATCAATATGGATATAATGAGACACAATATTTAAATACTGTACCAGGATTATCTAAAGCAAGAAGGTCATCAGTTGGAATATATAAGTCTGCTGAAGATCAGATGAAGTTTAAAAGAGGTATGGGTCTGGATGAAAGCACCTATTCTGATTTTGATAGAATGGCTTTGCTTGAAGGAACTACAGGGGCAAGTCAGTTACAACAAAGTATAGCAGGGTTACGAAGTGGTGGTGTTGTAAGAGGAGGAGATATGTCTTCAGCATCTGAATATTTAGGGATAATTGCAAACTTAGGTAAGGAACAAGTATCAAGGCTTGCTCGTATTGATCAAGGTATGAATACTCGAGTTGTGGCTTCACTTGCGAGTATGAATGATTTTCTTCAAAGATCTCCAGAAGCATTATCTTCCTTAGTAAGTGGATTACAGAGTGGATTAACACATGCTTCTTCACCACAACAAGAATCTGTGACAATGGCAATATTATCTAAGATTCACCCTGAAATGAGTTTGTGGGATTTAAAGAAAGAAGAAGCAAGAGGGTTGACACCTGAGAGATTAAAAGGGGAAATGCAATGGGCAAAACAAGTTGGTGCTGGAAATAAGAATTCTGAGAGATGGAATCTTCAATCTAGATTTCCTGCATTGTCTGGACAACAAATAGATGAACTCATAGATGGTTCTCCTAAACTGATTAAATCTTTACAAGACAAGAGCTTAATGACAGGTAAAGGTGTAGATGTAGATATTAGGGGGCAGGAAGCAACAGGTGGAATGACTTCTGCAGGTGCTAAGTTTGGTCAATTTTGGATAGATTTTGTTAAAGCAGGTGAGAAGGCAATGGCAGCAGCTCACAAAAATTATTTAGCGGATCCAAATCCAATAGGTGGAAAACAGAGACAATCTGAAGAGAGAGCTTTAGATAAAGCAGCTGACTCTATGAATAGGGTGGCAGATTCTTTGAACAATGCAATAGGTAAACCAGATTCTAAGATCATAAAAAAGAAAAATCAGTAAATGAAAATTACAAAGGGCAGTAGAGTTCCATATCTATATGATAGTTCGCAAAACTATGTTATAGGAGACTTCTATCACAATGGAGGTGAAACCCCTATTGGTACTTATGAACTTGATGATAGGATAATGAGAGCTATTGTCGAGATATTTCATTTTTTTACATGCTCGAATAAAGTGATGATAATGTCTGCCTATAGATCTATTGAACACAATAAAGCAGTTGGTGGGTTAGATAAATCAGCTCATTTAAGGGGACAAGCAGTAGATTTTTATTTTCAGAAGAATAATAACTTTAGTAATACTGGTGCATTAGGTATTGTAAAAGATAATTTTGCAAAACAAGGAACACTATTCCGCATACTATTAAATTTAGGGATTGGGGAGATTGAATTTCATGAAACAACAATTCATATTGGTATAGTAAATCATGGGGGGTTAGTGTATGTAATAAATGAATATGCAAATACAAATCAAACTACAATTGCTAAAAAAGAACAGAAAGCTATAGCATTACTGCCAATTTCAAAGGACTATAATGAGTATTATTATCAAGATTCAAGTTTAAACACTATAAATAAACTATTTAGTGATAGTAACTCTATCATCTCAAGAACCCAGATTACACAGAAAGAGTTGCTTGAATACAAGAATAAAGATGGGGTTAGAAATTTAGATAGGATATGGGAATTATATACTGATACCCAGAAAAGTAAGTTTGCAGATGGATATAGCTTGTTAACGAATAATGATAAAAGAAAGTATAGGCCAACATATACTAATGTTGACTATGATATGCCAGTAGGAGCACTATTGTCTATTCCAAACAATAGGATAAATCTTGAAGTGTTTTTTGCTACAGGTAAAAATTTATTTATGGAGCAACAAGATTTAAAAGCCTTCATGGGAGATGAATTAAAGACTCTTATTAATGATCCCACCTTTATTCAAACTCAGAAACTTACTATTGTCAATAACCAGTATTCAGTCAACTATCTTTATATTGCATTTAGCGTTTGGATATATTTGAGAACTGAAGATAAGATATTGAATATCTCACCATTTGTTAAATCGGTAGATACTACTGTTGCAGATGGTGGTGGTACCTTCAACATATCATTAAATGAAATTAACAGTTTAGAAGATATAAGAAAGTATTCAGAGACTTACTACTCTTATATTCAGAAGACAGAGAGTGGTAAATATAATTTGTCTTTCTTTGAGAAGAACGTCCAACAAAATGATATAGTGTGGATAAGATTTGAGAGACTGGATATTGAAGGTAAAGTAAATATAGATAGTTCTGTTGATTTGTTCGTAGATAAGTCTTCTATTTCTAATACAGAAAAGTCAATTAAAGTGTATGATATGATAGGACTTGTAGATATAAGTTCAGAGGCATACTCTTCTTCCACAAATGAGCCTATATTTAATGTATCAGGTAGAGATTTTACAAAGTTGTTAATAGAAGATAGTAGTATATTTTTACCTTGGGCGTTAGTTAATGGTGCGCAAGATATGTTTTTAAATTTAGATGTACGCAATACAATATTTAAGAGAGTCAGTGCCGATAAGACTTATCAGACATTTTTTACTCAGGCATATAGGTCAATAAGGGATTCAATTGGATTTATTTTTAATCAATTAACTAATGTTGGGGTTTTACCAAAAGGGAATAATTTATTCGACTCCTATAAGAATTCATACGATATTTTTAAGAAGATAACAACAGATAGAACTAGTGAAGTATATGATATAAGTAATGTAAAGAAAGATGTCATTAATGAGTCTGAACAGAATGGAGTGTGGAAGATAATCAAAGCTATTGTTGATCATCAGATAGACGATAGAAGACTTAATAATGGAGAGTTGACAGCTCCTGAAGGTGCTATCATTGATTTAGTAATGAGAATGTGCCAAGAGCCATTTGTTGAATTTTGGGGTGATACCATTGGAGATCAATTTATATTTATGGCAAGACAACCTCCATTCACAAGAAAACAGATAGAAGACTATTTTCAAAGTAATAATTATATTACAGTAACAGCAGATAAAGTAACGGACTTTGATTTATCATGGGATGAGACTTACTATACTATGTATCAACTTGATATATTGAATGGATTAGTTGGAGTTGGTGATTTGATAAGTGCTTCTAATATGCCATTAGTTTATTTTGAAGAATATGCTAACTTGTTTGGTATGCACAAAAAAGTGGTTCCAGATAGTTATCTGACCTCTTCTGTATTGAGTGGTAGTAATAAGAATGAAAACTTGAATGTGTTTAGAATATCTTATGCCAATGATATGAAGTTTCTTATTGAAACCAATGCAATATTACCATTCACTAGAAAAGGTAGAATAGTTATTAGTGGTGGAGATAGGAGAATAAAAAAGGGGATGTGGATACTTTTTGAACCAACAAATGAGATATGTTATGTTAAATCAGTAACTAATTCAGTAAATGTGTCAGGAAATGATTTGAATAGAACTACAGTTTTGATAGTTGAAAGATGTATGCTTAAAGAATTTGTGCTTGGTGGTTCTGGAATAACAAATAAAACTAATGGCAAAGAGAACAATTACTTTGATATTGTGAATATAGATGTTATTTATGAGGGTTTGATAGTAGGGACAAAAGATACAGTCAAAGTAGATAATAAGACAGCTACAAATAAAAAGTTAATAAACACAGAGTTATTTGAATTCTTTTCAAAAAGACAACAATGGAAGTAGGAGATGGCATTTATAAAGATTCTGATCCAACACTCAGAAAGTCTATTAACACAGGATATATCATAATACCTGAGAATGTAGATAGAGTGCAGTTTATAAAACAATGTCTTAGAACTGAATTGTTCTCTATTTTAGTTGAAGGCGGTGGAGGTATAGCACATAATTGTTATATCACTAAATCTGCACTTAGGGATGTTGAATTCCCTATTGAAAATAATACCCTTGGCAGTTGTGTAACTTTCTTTACTGAACCATTTGGTGGTAAAGCTATTATAACAGGAGTAATATCAAAGGGTGAAGAAACTGGGTTAATTGAAGAGAGCACTATAGTATTTAAGAAGACTAAGAATGGAAACTATGCTTTATTATCAGTAGATGGTAATGGGCAGATAACAATTGATATAATAGGTACAGCACAACAGGGAAAACTCAATATTAATGTCAGGAATGATGACTACTCTGCTGAAGTTAACTTACATGTAAAAGGTAACATTAATATTTACACTGAAGGAAACATAGATATCAACACAGTTGGTGGAGATATTACAATGACAACAGATCAGACAATAAGTATGATGAATGGTGACAATTCAGTGGTAGTTGATAAGACAGGTATTTCAATAGATTCAGGTAAAAAGGACATTCTGATATATAACGAGGATAGCAGTATAGGTATAACTGACTCAGGTATAGAACTTGATTCAAGCCAACCTATATTGATAAATGGTCAGAAGAATGTCCTCTATTCAAAAGTGCCAGATGCTACAGAGATATTAGATGTAAGCGAGATAGGAGTTTCAACAAAAGTAAAAGTAGGGTAAGATGAATCAAAAGATAAAGTTTCAGAAAGATTTAAAAGCTAAATTAGGTGTTACTATGACTCCTAATATGGGTGTAAAAGAGATTCTGAGTGCGTTTAACAGACTTTCTTCTCCAGCCTTGAATAACCTACCGAGTAATATACAATCTATCGTTACAACTGCTAAAATCGCCTTGCAAACAGCTGAAACAGCAAGAACTGCATATGCTACTGCAAAAAAGACATATGTAACTTGTCAAGCAGCAATTGAAACAGCTGCAGCAGTAACAGCAGGACAATTACAACAACCAGCTTTGAAGGCGGGAGCAATGATAGCAAAGGTAGCAGAGGTGAAGCAAGACGACATTATTTATGGCTTGGGTAATAAACTACTGGACTCTTTAAGTTAATTTTAAAAGTAAAGAAAATTTAATTAATTTTATAACATGATTACTGATCAAATTTTCGGGGCAGCATCAAAGATTCTTTCACAAGTTGGGAAAGATGCTTTACACAATCAATATCCACGGGATTTTGAGGTGTATATGTGTGCTCTGGAATTAGTTGGTTATGATAATCACACTGTTGATTATTTCTCATTCCCTATTATGCCAAAGTCTATAACTAAGACTGAAGCAGAAGCTACCACAATACAAACTTCTTTCTCAGGGATAACAGTATTTAATAAATCAGGATTTATCCCAAAAGAACTTAATATACAAGGAGATTTTGGGAGATCACTTAAACTCACTTCATTTGAACAGGATGCCTTCTCAAAAGGATATGCATATTCAATGGACATGGGATATTATACTGCGGATGATGTCAACTCAGGAAAGTCAAATAAGGTTAAAGAGTTTCCATTTGGAATAAAGACAGGATATGGGTGTAGTAAGGTGTTGCAGTCAATTATAGATAAAGCAAAAGCACACGATCCTTCAGGGCAGACATACAAGCTGTTTTTTTATAATCCAGCACTTGGTGAATCCTATTTAGTAGTGCCTTCAAAGAATCCTTTGACTTGGTCACAGAATGAATCCACCAACATGATATGGCAATATACTTTGAATCTTATTGCAATAGCTAATATGTCGGATGTAGGTGGTTTATATAAAAACAATAAGAAGTCTTTACAATACAGTTTTGGTTTAGATAAGGTGGTAAGAAGTCTCACTTCAATGAAAAACATATACTAATGACTATTATAGAAAAGTTCACCAAAGTAACAAATTATGATCTGCAGAAATTCTTTGCAGACTATAATACTTTTCTGAGCAATGATATAAGTTCATTGGTATCATATTTTAAGGGTGGATCAAGTCTTAATAAGACAGCATTTTCAGAGCTTGTTAGATTAACTTCCGAATCAAATAAGATAGAACACATCATATCTATATTCAACACTGGACTCTCTGCTACTACAGAATTTTGGGACTTGATTGATAACTTATCAGAAGTAAAGACAAGACTTGAGACAACTATCAACTTAGCCAAGTGGACGCGTTCATCTTATGTTTATGGCTATGATGGACAGTCAAAGTTCAAATACATATTGAAGCAGAATCAGACCTTTGAGAACTTATCCAAGGAGCTTGGTAATGCTGATCCTAATCAAGATTGGATTGATCTGGCAGTAGCAAATGGTGTGATGGAACTAGATTATACTAGAGCAGGTGGGAATGTGTTAGACCTAAGTAAAACCGATAATACGCTATATAATATCACCACTGTTGTTGATGTGATGGTAGGAGATAATATTCTTGGTAAAGACATGCAAAGGAAAGTAGAGATATTGGATGATGACTTTGTATCACTCACTACTCAAGACACCATGGAGCAGTCAGCAGAGATTTGTTTAGGGGTGACTCAAGGCAGTGTTCCAGAATATCAGAGTCTTGGCTACCCTAAAGATTTAGTTGGCTCAAATATAAATGCATTGAGATTCAGTTCACTTATGAGAGATGTTCAGAATAATTTTAAGACTGATGATTCTTTTGCAAGTGTAGAAATGATAGATAACCAAGTTGATCAAGATGCAGCATTCTATACATTTCAGATAACTTCTCGATTAAACAATCAGATAAATAAAACTTTATAATGGTAGACAAGTTATTAACCAATGTACTCCCTATTCCAGACTTAAAGGAGATCTATATAGAGACACTGTTAAATCACACAAGCAAGATCTCAAAGATATCAGATCTGTCTGTGGTGAACGCACATGCATTCGGTGTCTCTAAAATATTTCAAAAGAATTTAAAGGATGTGGCAATTTTGGAGTCACAGGTATTTCCAGAATTGAGTTCAGGAACATATTTGGATAATGCTGCCAAACTTGTAGGATCAATACAGAGACTATCGGCATCAGGGTCATCTACATTTGTTTTAGTAATAGCTGAACCAGCCACAGTATATGTCCCAGGAGAATCAAGTTTCACTTCAAATCAAGGTGTAGCATTCAGTATAACAGAGTTAATCGTAGTTGGAATTAATGGTTATGCTTATATCCCAGTAAGAAGCTATTCGGTTGGTGTTAATACAAATGTAAATGCTCTGACAATAAATAGTATCACTTCACCTCCTATTGGCCATATAAGCTGTACTAACGAGTATTCTGCTACGGGAGGGCGAGATGCAGAGAATGATGAAGACTTTAAATTAAGAATCTCAACTTTTAGTCAATTTGCTGCTAAGAGCAATTTTGATAATATGATTGATAATCTGAGAACTTTAGATGCCGACATATTAGATATAAAGAGAGCAGGATATACTGAAGACGGGCAGATAAAACTGAATATAGTTACTTGTAATGGTAAGTCATTCACTGTCGATGAATTAAATGCATTTGAGAATCAGTTAAGTTCTTTTATGTCACTATCAGATGTAGATGAACAATCAGGGGTGCTAGGTGTGAAACTCGGTAATATTGAGTGGCATTCTGTAGGTGGAACAGGTGGTGTTGATTTTAGAATTGATCTTCAGTCTGGTTACTCAGAGACAGATGTAAGAAAAGCCATACAAGTACAGATGACTAAGTACTTTGATTTTAGATTCTGGACAAAGACAAAAATAGAGTGGGATGACCTGTTACAAATAGTCAAGAGTATTGCAGGAGTCAAATATGTGCCAGATGAATACTTCCTACCACATGTCGATACAAGTGTAGCTACAACTAAACTGCCAAGAGTGATTAAATTCATAATGAGAGACATGTTAGGCAATATATTGTATGATAACAATAGTGCAATTTTACCTATTTATTACAACGTGTAATGGAAGACATTCAAAAATCAATTCAAGACAGTTTCGATCTACAGAAAGAGTGGATTGAAAAATCTATTGAAGGAGTTGTTGGTGAAATCAGATTCTGGGGTGGTGAGAGATATCAGAAACAATCTGATAAATCTTGGAAGAGAATAAGTTTAAAAGATACTTTCGTTGAAATAGATAATTTGACTGAAGGCAACTCAACACTTAGATGGTTATTTTATAATATGTCAATGTTTGATCAAACTTCAATACCATTCAAAAACAAAAAATTTATTTACAAGTCAATTTATCCATTAAAATCAAAATATAAGATAAAGGGAGATAAATATTGGTTAATTGACTTGAATGATAACACTAAATATGCTGGGGCAAATAGTAATACTATGGAACTTAATCCATATTATTTTATAGATCTTGATGCATTTGAAGTATTGATAGATAAAGATATTAGAGATAATCATCATCCTAAAGTCAAAAATAAAATTCAATCGCTTATATATCATGAGTTTTCTCATTCTTTAACACAATCTGATATAAAGTTTAAAAGTGGTTCATTTAATGAACTATCTACTATTTACAATGAATACGTAAGCGAAGTTGTGAGTGCTAGAAATAAAATTAAAGATGAGATAATCACTCTATCAAATACTATTACAACTTTGAGTTCAGGTACAGAAAGAGATACTTTAATCAGTGGTCTTAGAGTACTAAGTAGTGAACTTACAGAACTAACAATAAATAATAATCAATTTGTTTCTGAATACGCAGAACAAGATGTAGATGAGTTTACATCGGAATGTTTTGCAATGACAGCAGATTCAGATTGTAAGAATAAATATGCTTTGAAAGTTAAACAAGTAATCAATAAATACTATAAGAAATAATGTTTAGATCTCCAGATTGTTACGATTGTAAATATAAAATATGTCTTCATGGGATTCATATTTGTGAAGCTTTTTTTAATGGTATTCCTAATGAAATATTTTTTAAGGGAGTGAAACATGATAAAAAGATGTTTGATCAAACTAATGATCTTATTTTTGAATTAGAAGAAAAACCTGCTATCTCTGATGATAAAACGATATAACAAGACATCTTTGTCTGACTTCTTTAAGTACAATGACCCACAGATAGCTGCGTGGGCAGATAATGTATATGAGAAGATTAGACAATCAGGTGAATTGGCTAATTATATAGAAAGAGAGAAGGCAAGTAGGGAACATTTCACTGTGGTGGATGGAACAACTAATCCTCCTATTGAAGTGGTAGATGATAGATTCACTTTTGGTCAAGCATATTCGGGAGATTTACTTACTATAGATAATAGTTTGAGAGAGAATATTGGCAGAATATATGATATAGAATTTGAACTCCTATTCAACGAGATAAGTTTTATTGATATATTTCTGATGGATAGTAATATAGTCATTCATAATACTCCGTCTATTGTCATACATGGATTGACCTTTAGCGGATTCACTGCTTTCAATACAGGTCAGATTTATCAGATAAGAATATCAAGAGTAAACAATACAGTAAGTCTTTATATTGACAAAGTATTGATTGGGACAAGTCTTTTAAGTTCAGACATTGATACAGAATTCACTGTTTTATATAGTTCAGATCAAGGAGCACTACCAGACAACTTCACATTATCAGTAAACTCATTGACGCCTAATAGTGGGGTTACTATAACTACTTCTAATCTCGACATAAACGGAGACTCAGACGGCAATACTCAATTCAATAGGATATATGCACATGGAACAGCTGTAACGTTCACAGCGCCTCTAACTACGCCAGATAACAACTTCAAACGTTGGATACTTGATGGGATAAATCAGCCACAGGGACTGAGAACAATGACTGTAATTATGAACGCAAATCATACTATTACAGCATTATTCGTCATACCAACTCTATTTTATAATGCTGAGAGAAGTCAGACATTCACAAGAAACAATTGTATTGGGGGATTAATAGGTAGCGACGTACCATATGTAGTAGCGGCTGGTTCGTATTCATCTTTGATAAGCCAAGCAGATGCCGATGCTCAGGCTGCAGCAGATATCGCTTCTAACGGTCAGACTTATGCCAATGATAATGGTACTTGCTCAGTGGTTTATTGGAATGTAGAAGAATCACAAGCTTTCACAAGAAATGATTGTGAGATAGGTTATTCTGGTTCATCAGAGACATATGTAGTAGCGGCACACACCTATTCATCATTTATAAGTCAGATAGACGCCAATAATCAAGCACTTGCTGAAATAGCTGTTAACGGTCAAATTTATGCAAATGTACACGGCACTTGTGGTATCTATTTCAATGTAGAAGTCTCAAACGAATATACGAGAGACGATTGTGGATCTGGTTACGTAGGTTCAACAGAATTATATACTGTATCTGCGGGAACATATAGCTCAGCAATAAGTCAAGTTGATGCAGATAGTAAAGCAACTGCTGATATGGCAGTCAATGGTCAGAACTACGCCAATACAAACGGAACTTGTACGGTGATGGTGATAGGCTTAGTCAATTGGTCGTTTGCAGCAGGGATGTCAACTCCAGATAAATATCTGAAAGTCTGGATTAATGGAAATCCTGTTGTAAATGTTACAGAGACCGCTTCAAGTAATTTCCATCTATATGAAGGAGATATTGTAATCGTTGAAGCTAAATCAGCTAGTAGTGGAGATTTTTATGGTGAAAGCGTAGATTTAGTAATAACTGGAAGCGGAACATTTGTTAACTATAGCGAATCAATAGATGGTTTTAATCAAATACTAACGCATACATTTACTTGGACAACCGCTAATGGCACCATAACAATATTAAGTAGAATACCAACAGTTTTAGAATAACAATATGTCAACATATATAGCTAACATAAAAGTAACAAGTCAAGATGTCATCAAGAACTGGTGGAAGCTCAACTATGTCAATATAGGTGATAAATTCACTGATGTTGGAGAGGGAGATGTTGACTTCTACACCTATTGGTATTCTATCTGTTATTATGCAGCAATGCTCAATGCCTACAAACAGATATTCAGAGATGTAAGTGAATATCAAGAGATGATGCGAAGGTTCTTGCAGTCAAGAGATATCGCTTTCATTAATGATTCCGCATTAGATACTCTTGCTTATCTATATGATAATTGGGTTGAGGAAATACAGAAGAGAGGGACGATAAAGGTAAATGACTTCAAAGGACAGTCTGAAGAGAATGGATTAACTGATTATACTGATGCTGGAGTAATTGCTGATGATACTTTCAATAATGAAGGAATAGGCCTATTTGTTGGTAGTAATAGTTTGGAGGGATTACTCTTGACAGGGATTGGCTTAGGAGAGTATCACTCAATACAATTTGATACTTTACTTTCAGATCCAAATGACGCACAGATAGCAATAAATGGCACCTTGCTCAATGGTTTAAACACCGGGATAACTATTCTAAACAATAATACTCCTACAAATGGCATAGCTTCATACAATATCATTTATAAGTGCAATAGTATAAGTACGGCCTTCACTCTAAATTTAGATGTGAGAATATTAAACACTATTAAGTTTGTACGTAACTCAGATAAGATCTCATTATACGTCAATGGTTCATTCATCGAATCTAAGATAGCAGCTTTCACGGTCTTCTCACCGTTCGATGCAGCATATCTATTTTTAGGTGTTCTACCTATTATAGCAAATATTGAGGTGGTACAGAAAGATATTGATTTCAATAACATCGCCACTACTACTTGGAAGTGTAATGAGGGTTCTGGATTCACATTAGAGAGTAATCACTCGCCCGTGAACTCAGCAGTGTTGAATATTGCTAATGATATAGACTGGGAGACGCTCTGGGTGAGAGATGGCAGACTGCAGAATACTAATTACATAGGCATAGATGGAGAATTAAAAAGGATATTGAATTATAGTTTTGGTGAATGCCTGAATGAACTTATCTCAACCTCTGAGATGGGATTGGTGCTAGATGTTAGTTCACCTATCTCAGAAGAAGCAAGTTGCTGGAATCTCAATAAAATGTATGGCAAAGGATCGGTTGATAGATTGAGTAAATTTCCTTTGATATTTTCTGCAGCTATTAAACCTTACATTGAGAATGACAGAATCAAATATGCTATCCCAGATTCTAATACAGACTTCTGGGGAATAAATGCTCAATTAGTGACCCCTTCAGATTGGAAGACACTTGCGAGCATGAAGCCACTCGGAGCAATACCATTTATGCCAATACCTGTAGCTTCAGGATTGGATGAGATAGAGGGATATGAGATAAGTTTTGTTATACAATCGAGTGAGAATATAAATATCAAGTTTGGACTACTGCCGTATGACTCGGAATATGTGCTGATGACAAACACCATGAAGGGCACCTCAGCAAGTCTGTTCAACAATATGTTTTTAGACGAGACTAATTTCAGTTTGTGCAAGAATAGAGATCTTTGGATCAGAGGAGTCTACACTTTGACACACGATGTCAACGTAAGCCAGAAGCTCAATATCAATTTTGGGACTAATCTATATAATATACTTGTCACGGATGATGTCAAATTCCTGCTACCTATTATAGCATTCGCAGGAGTTAGTTTAGAGACATTTGACGAAACATTTGATCAGACATTTGATCAAGTACTGCACACAACGGTAGTTCAAATAAAAGACTTAGTATTTAGACCATTATCATTGAACACAAGTAAGGGAGTAGTTCAGAATAAGAATAAGATGATAAGCTTTATAAAGAATAATTCAGGGCAATCACAAGATTCGATAAGTAAGTTCATCAATGAGAAGTTGATACCATATAACTGCACAAACAATATTAAATATTTATAATATGACACCAAATTTCAATGGCAAACAAATAATCTCAAAGGAAGAGCTGACAGCTTGGGATGAATCTCTACGAGAACTCCTCGGGAACGTATTGTTTTATAATCGCAATACAGCTCAAGTTGGCGGTATACTTGATGCATATGACACTGATACACTTACATATATAAATGATTTCTTTAGTGTGAGTGTAGGATCCATACCAAGTAGTGGTTTCAATACTCTGAAGATAGGTATTGGGAGAGGGGTTTTAGATGTCAAGAATACTACAACCGAAGAGATATCTGGGTTAGTCACAAATAATAATTCGCTAAAGAATTCGCTTGTCTCATTATTCAAATGGGCAGAGACTGACAATATAGTCATTGATGGAATATCTGGATATACTTCTGGTAATGTCATTTATTTTGGATTCATACCAGTTTGGAATCCACTTGAAGCTGGTTTATGCTCTATCACTTCAGCTAATCAAGTTAGCATCTCAGGAGGTGATTTCGATAAGGTAAGAGGACAGTCAACTAAGAACCCTACTAAAGTGCGCTTCTATCAAGAGAATGGTTCTCCCGCAAGTAATGATGATATATACGAGGTGATATCAGTTGATCATACTGCAAATACTTTGATTATCTCAGGCGCAGTCAATACAGAAGGCAATTTGAAGATGATGATAGTGGGATCATATGATCTATCAGCACAAGGCAGTTTGACTGATGTTTTTGCATATGTAAAGGCAGAGGGCAAACTTACATTCTCAGCAACAGCAAGTGATATCACTGGAGTAGGTGGTTTTATAATTGGCAGTCTTACTTTTGGTTCAGCAGGAGCATTCACTATAAATGATTTACGTTCGGCAAATTTGTTCCAGTTCGCATACTCGCCTGACATTGTCTATAAGAGCCTTGACCAGACTATAACTGGACAGAAGACCTTTACTACCAAGAGTCCAGAATTTGGAATACCCGTTGTAGATATACCTAATACAGCTACTTTTGCTTCACCATTACTTTTAAATACAGTTAGTGGTAATCTGAAGACAATCACAATACCTACAACAGAGGGAAGTGTGTTTATGATTAAAGCAAATAGTATTAGTAATTTGAATATCTTAAAGTATATCAAATTCGCAGGGACACTTGAGGCAGGTAAACGTTTCTACTTATTGATAGACCCAACAGGTTCTGACCTTATTATAGAGGCAAGCACTGACCAGTATGGCATTCTTAGTTATGATAATTTTGGTGCTCTCTCAGGACTGACAATAACGAGAGGTAATACATTAGAATTTTGGGCAGATTCTAATTTAATTTGGCATTTACACAATGTGGTGTCACAGGCATTCTCAACGATATCTTTAGCAAAGGGATCATTCTTAGCTAGTGGAGCTGAGCATATAACAGACCCTGCTATAGCAACAGTTATTACTATACCAATTGGTTCAACGCTTCCTACAATTAGTTATCAAGTATTTTTAACAGTAGTATCGAGATCATTAAGTGGTGGTAGCCCAAATCCCGGCAATGATGATCTCGTTGCCCATGGAGTAAAGAATACATTGACATATACTTCTTTTGGAGTTTCATTTTTGGAATTCACTTCTAATGTTCAAGATGTAGACTTAGAATGGATAATTTTTGCTAAATAATAAGATATGAGATTATATTATACAGTTGCTTCGGCACCAGAAGATATACAGACCAAGACTAATCTGAGTCTTGGTGGCTATAAATCAGTCAATCCAGTGCAGAATGCTGCCATTGGGAATATGTTCGGAGATATATCCATGTATACGGTTAAGAACTCTAATGGCAATAGGTATATAGGACTAATACTCAAGAATGAGGGTTTATATGATGCCACAGATATTCTTGTATGGTTCGTGTATCCTACAGGCTGCTCTTCAAAGTTGAGTATAGCCGCAGTTGACCTCATCGCAGATGCAGAGAGCAATAAGTTCATGGAGCATATTCCAACAACAGAGAGCAAGCCATTATATGCAACATTTTCAGAAGCAGATGGGGAGAGCGATCAGGTCAATATTGGAGACTTAGATAAATTAGCTTTGCTTGGTATATGGATTGAGAGAGAACTTTTGTTAGATGATATTAAAGCTGAGCAGAATGCTATCTACACAGTTAACCCTAATGACCCCTATCGCTACAACGAAGTAGTGCTGGGGAAAGAAGACTTGATCGAGATTCATATTAGTTGGACAGACGTCACTCCTTAATTATAATCATTTTAAATTAAGCCAATTATTTTTTCGTATTACTATTTATATTAATTTTATGCCGTGTTAAGGAAATATAAGATTTATATTTCTGAATAAGTAACAAGAGAAGAAGATGAATGAAATTAATTGGGAAGATGAATTAAAGAAAGTCAGTAGATATGATGAATATATGAAAATAATGCATAAACCAACTCCACCAATAAGGTGCGCTGTTATAGTTGATTCAACAAAAGAAAGATGTCCTGAAGTTGGTGTTCACGATATGGGAGATGGTGATTATTTATGTGACAAATGTTTCAGGGCATGGAATATCAGACATAAGAAAAGTAAAGAAGGTGAAATAAAGTATATTAAATTTTAAATGAAGGAACTTCTATTCGATATATTCAATCAAATTTATTTAAGAGTTTATGGTTCAGAATACACCTTTATAAACAAGAAGGTTCTGAAGTGTGTAGATGAGTTTCTTAAGAAAATACCAGAGGGAGCAGGTGAAGAGTGGTTGATGGACTATATGATATTCCAGTTCTCTTGGTACTCTACAATGAAGATGAGATTCGAAAGAGTATATGCTACTTGGATATTTGGACCTGCTGCATTACAACGATGGAATGAGAGAACAGAAGAACAATCCTATTTTGCTGGTAAGTATAAAGCTAATTTAGGCATTAAGAAAGAGTTTGAAAAGATTGAGATGAATGAATATGAAGAAACAGAGAGAGGAAGATTCGATGATATGAGCAGACAACTTATACATTGTAATGATCTCTCACTATTCTGGGAGAAAGCTGAAACGTGTAAAGAATGTGAATTATTTGAAATATGTAAAATAAGTTGATATGAGTATGAAAAAGTATTTAATGATGGCTATGGGAATGGCTATGATTACTTCGGGTGGACAGAACAACAGTGGAGTATATTCTGAAGAATTAACCGATGAAGAGAAAGAAGAGAAACGAATCAAACTTTTAAAATCTAAAGGGATGAAACAGTTTTGGATTGAAGATACTGAAATCTGGGCAAGAGATGAAAAGAATGCTATTCGTAAATTTAATAATTTAAGGCACGAAATATGAAACACATCAAAAATGTATTATTAATTTGTGGTATAATAGCCTTTGTATTCTTTATGTGGCTATATGATAAGAGTAACAGGGCAACAGTCATTTATCAGGACTCAGTAGCAACACGATTGGATTCTATAAGGATCAATGATTCAATTATAAACAGACAAGATTCAATCGATTTACTGGAACCAGATTCATTAAATAAACCAAAAGGAAGATGAAAAAATTATTAATTGGACTTTCAATAATGACTTTGCTTTTTGTTGCCGTTTGGTATGGGTTTGCAGGTCTTGGTTATATAGGAATGAAGATTTTGCCAAAATTTCTTATAATGGATTTTCCATATTCAAATTACACAACAAATTGTTTTATGAATGGAATATTACCATTCTTAGGTCTATGTATAATTATTTTATTATTAATGGTATGCTATCAAATTGGAAGTGCAATTATAAAATATAAAACCAAATGAAAACATTGAAATTATTAATTGGTATTGCAATAGTATTAATTGTTTGCTATCTGTCATTTTTAAGCATAAGAAATGACATTCGTGAGAACAAAATTGGTGTACAAAAAGATAAAACTATTGATAGTTGCTTTTTAAAAATGGACGCTATAAATAAAGAAGCAGATATCTATAATGACTCTATTTCATATTGGTCTAACAGATTGAAAGCAAGTTCTTATGCAAATAAGGAATATAAAAAGTATTTAGTCTTTAGAGATAGAAACGACGCACATCAAAAAATTAACAACAAAGAGTTTTGGGAACTTCAATCAATTTTTACAAAAGCAAACAAATGAAAACACTAACATTTTTATTACTGATAATGTCCTTAGTTGGATATGGTCAAAATAAATTACAGGTATTGGATAATAATACGCTTTATACAAAATCTGGTGAACCCTATTATAAGTGTCCCGTTTGTAAGATTGGGATAATGACAAAAATGGCACAGTATAAAGATAACCCATACATACACGCATTCCAGTGTGGAAAATGTGGCAATATGGCAGATGAAAAAATGTTAGTGTATAAAGCAAAGAAACCTGTTATTAAAACAAAACAACCAAACCGATTTGACAAAGAATTTAAGAAGGCAGATTCGACATTTGATATTGCAACCCCAAAACATTTATCTGATTTTACTATCAGTAGAACAAATTATGATAATAATTATCCTTCTATTGGTTCTTATAATTCAGATGTTAATACAGCAAAAGTAACCATTGAATCAAACGGTAAATTTACAATTAACCTTGATGGATTTAAAGTTACAGATACGATTTGGATAACAGCAGGAAAGCGAAAAGTGGGAATACCGGCATTTAAGTTTTTGGAATATTTTAAAGATGAACCAACTGTGATATGGAGTAATGGAAGTTTATTTAATCATATAACTCCTACAGATGGTCGGACATTAGAATATAAAATAGTTACTGAACTACCAATTAAATAATTATGGCTTGTCAATGTGGTTCAGAATATATAGTGAATAAGAAGTATAATTGTTGTCAAAGCTGCAATTTTTTACGAATTCATGGAAAAACGGAGTTTGAGGTATCTATAACGAAGGCAAAGCAAAAGATGAAGGATAATATCAATAAAGAAAGATCTATTGTTACACCTAAGAAAAAACGTGTTGATCATAGTAAATCTGATGCTACAAAGCTGAAAAGGCAGGAAGTGGTGAGAAAAGACAGAGAGACATATGAAGAAGTCTGGTTGAACAAGCCTAATGAATGTGAGAACTGCGGCAGTCCACTTCCATCTTTCTTTCTTGATGAAGAGGATAATATAAATGCTATCTGGCAGTATAGCCATATTTTGGGGAAGGGGAACTGCCCTGAGTTTAGACATAAGGTTGAAAATTTCAATCGATTATGTTTTAAATGTCATGGATTATGGGAGTTCGCACCTATTGAAGAAAAGAAAAAGATGAAGATATATGAACCAAATCAAATAATTATTCAACAACTATATGATGAAAGGAACGGACTATGAGAGAACATTTATTTAGAGGTAAAATATTTGCAAGCAATTTTTGGATTTCTGGATATTTTTATAAAATAAATGATTTACGCTATCTCAGATGGGGTGAAAGATCTCATCAGGTTATACCAGAATCAGTTTGTGAATTCACTGGTAAGTATCTCAAGAAGAAACAGAAGCTATTTGAAAATGACATAGTTTTTGATGAAATAGAAGAGGATGAAGGTGATAGAAGAATCTACTATGTTTGTAAGTATGTAGAAGCATGGGGCAAGTATGTATTCCTAACACAAGGAGATTTATATTGCTTAGAAGTTGGTGACCTTAGTAATGAACCAGAACTAGGTATAGACGACTCAGAAATGCTGCATTATGCAGGGACATATTTTGACAACCCAGAATTATTAGAAAATGGCCAACAAAATTGAAATGAATTCGGCGTATGAATTTTTATCATATTTTACGTTGATAAGCACAGAAAAGAAGCGTAAATATTGGGATGATCTAATGCGTGCTGAATACTATAAGATGGATAATGATCAGGTTGATTTAATGGTGTTTTATGGGATTTATGATAAGTTTGATAAACAAGTCAATTTATTGAGACAAATTAATCTGAATTAAGAAAATAATAGAGGATATGAAGCAACATCTTAAAGAAGCTATTAAAAAATATAACAGAGAGGATAACAACAAACTCATCCACCCTATATCAGAGATAGACGGTCAAATAATAACTGAGATACTAGAGCTATTCAAGAAGATGAACTTTATAGCAGCTATTGACATAGTAGACAAGTGGAAGATGCAATCAGACGATGATACAGCATTGGCGTTATTGGATCTTAACACCATCATAGCAAGAGAACAAGGAGACAATCCAGAGCAAGGAGATAAGGTAGTAAAGACTCCACCTATACCTGATAGGTTTGTACTGGCATTAGGGAGAAGACTTGACATGTGGTATGTATTGACCTACGACTGCATCGATTATATAGTGGGAGAAGAAATAAAATATTGTATCAAGCTCAACCCTACACCAGAGAATGTGAAACAAGTACCTATGTACAGCAATGAGCTGCTTATTTTTAAAAATGAAGAAGATAGAGAGGAAATACTTGAGATAATGGATAGTTGGATGGAAACACATAGGGGTAAGTTCATAGGATAATTTCGAAAGTAAAATAAAAAGATGAAAGAATGTTTCTAAAGCAAAACATGACACTACGAGTGTTCGTAAATTTTCTAAATAAAAATAAGGTGAAGAAGACAGGTAAACCATTCACTTCATCCGACGCACAAGCCTATTGTAGGAGAGGACACATACCCTTCTATTTGGGTGGTAATACGGTGACAGAGAACAGAAAGATTGAGGGATTAATTTTATATAATATTGAACAATGATAAAGGCAAGTGAATTACGAATTGGTAACTATGTATTTGACGACAAGGGATCAATACAAACCATTGAAGGAATAAGTAGAAAAGGGTCAATACATGAAGAGATAAGACTACTCTACTTTCATGGAGTTAAAGAACCAGACTTTGATAGAGCTTGTAACTCTATTCCATTAAATGAAGAATTAGTTCTAAAATTAGGTTTTATTGAAATCCCTGATGGATATTGGACAGGGAGAGGAGATAAATCATTTAGGGCTTTTCAATTAGATGGTTTTAATCTAGTTTTAAATGATGAAGATAATTGTTTTTATACATGGAGCTATTGTGAAGATGAATGGTATTCTGAACTAGATATAAAAGTAGAGAGTGTGCATGATTTACAAAATACACACCATTCAAAATATAAGGAAGAAATTAAAATACAACTATAAATTATGGATTCACCTTACAAGAATTGGATTTCTATTGACACAGAAACCGGAGGTTTGCCGAATGGTAAAGATAAAAAAGCCTTCTTGGATATAGCATTAACGGAAATTGCGATGGTCTCTATTAATCAGAATTTAGAGATAGAAGACAAAGCATCATGGTTAGTCAAACCATATAAAGAAGGTTTGATTTATGACAAAGGGGCAGAAATAGCTTCAGGGATTTCGAAGCAGATGGTAGAGGAACAAGGTTATGATTTATCAATAGTTCTTAAAGGGATGATTGATTTCTTTAAGAAGAATAAGGTGGGAGGGAAATTACCTGTAGCATTTGGCCATAATTTTTGCAAATTTGACATGCCATTCATCATAAACATGTTTGAGTATTGTAAGGAAGATCTTGGGAAGTACATCCAACCAGAAGTAGAAGATACTCTGAAGTGGGGAAGGATGTGCTGGACTGAGAGCAATAATTTCAAGTTGGGAACCTGCTGTGAGAATGCAGGAATCACTTTAATGGACGCCCATCGTGCTGGCAGTGACACGCTAGCTACTGCAGAATTGATGATTTATTTTCAAAAAAGATTACGAGGCGAAGGGCAAGTAACTATATCAGAATCAACTACTACAACTAAAACATTCAGAGAACAATTCCAACTATGAGCAAAGTAATAGATTTAGAGTCTAAGAATGTACCTCTCTCCAAACAACAAATTCTGAACGTTTATAAATACACTGGTGAGATCATTAACAACCTATCAGACAAGGCACTACAAGAACTGATGGATGGTTATAGTAATGATTTGGACAAGTTGTTGAATGAAATGACTATCCAAGTAAGCAGTGTAATTAACTATAATTCAGCTACTTTAGAGAGTGAAAAGCTTGATTATCTTGAGTATCTGGAGAAGGCCATAGATGAGAATTTGAAGATAATGAACTTCTCATATTTCTGCACTACAGTGTTGACAAATTTCGTGATGCATACGCGTAACATCGAGTGGGCTAACTTAGTAGAGCTCTACCCCTGGTCAGCTTATTTATGTCAACGAGGGAGTGGGAAGAGTTTTCAGTTCTGTTACGCACTACCACTGTTTAAACTTTACGGGTATAAGAGACCACACCCACTGATAGCAGAAACAAAAGTTGAGCATTTAAGAAAAGAAACATGTATAATTACTAACACCTCTATTTTAGGTGGTTTACATGTGGCTAAGATTGTGGAGGAGATAAATCTAAATGATATACTATCCTATAAGTTGAACCCAAATGGGAAAGCTAATCTAGGGAAGGAATCAATAACAACAGAAACAGGGTCAATATTACACAGACGGTCAAAAGATTCCGCGCTCCGTGGCTTACATGTGGGTACAGCAATAACGGATGACTTTCTTGATAAGTCAAGTTTATATTCAAGAGAACAGCGTGAGAAGGTATTAGAAGTTTTCAATGCCGAAATTTGTAATATTGTCGATCAAGGTGGATCAAATATTGTCAGTGGTACACCATTTCACCAACAGGACTTATATTCATCGTTAAGAGATGGTAAATTATTTAAAGTATTCTCTTACCCTGGTATCATGCCTAATATGGAGTTACTTGCACCAGATAGATTTTCTTTTGACTATTTAATGGATCTAAAGAAGTCTTTAGGTTCTATAGTATTTGCAAGAGAAATTCTTGTGTCTCCTATTTCAGACTCTTCAACACTCTTCCCCTATGAGTATTTAATGCGAAGTACAATAGGAATGGAGAATATTAGATATGTAGAAAATATTGAGTCTTTTCCAATAAAAATGGAGAGAATAGCAGTAGGTTGTGATTTTGCAATATCAGGGGCAATAGGTGCTGACTCCTCAGTATTCTCAGTATTAGGCAGAGATAAGAATAAGAATATTTATCTTCTCTCCTACTGGCGGGCTAAAGGCGCATCACATAATGAACAAGTGTCGCAGATTGTTTCTATTAATGATAGATTTAAACCTAATGTTATAGTAATGGAGTCAAATGGCTTCCAGAAGATTCTCGCGGACATGGTCAAACAAAGAGGTGTAAGAAATGTAAAGGAATTCACTACCACTTCAGGTGTAAAACGAGACTTGTATGTTGGTTTGCCAAGTATGTCAGCTGTTTTTGAACGTGGAGAGATAAAGATTCCTTATAACCCAGATGAAGAGACACAGGAGAAGACACAGTTAATTTTCTCGGAATTTAATGGTGTTACGTTTAATGAGGATAGTGGTAAGTTGGAGAATTCTGTAGATCATGACGATTTGGTAATGTCCATTTTTATGGCTGCTACAGAGTTGAGAGAGAACAATAAAATGCTTGAAATGTTTATGGTTTAAATTATATTTTTGTTTCTGAATTGAAAATATTAATTTTATTGAATAATTAAATTTCGTAAATGGCCACTACCGCACTCTCAACAGTCTTCCTCGAGGAAACGCTAAGGTTGGCGTTCTTGAAGAAGAGCTTCTTAGAAAAAATCACTCCGCATCTTAAATTCCAGTACTTACCTTCTCCCGAATTAAAGCAGATCTACAAGGATATCACTAACCACTATTCTCTGACTGGGACTCTACCTACTATAGGCACGATCTATGAGAAGAATAAGGACAATGATAAGCTCCTGAATGTCTTAAATAGGATAAAGGAGAGCGAAATTGTTGATCCTCAAACGTTGCTTGTGCAACTGGAAAAGTATGTGAAAGATGTGCGTTTCGCTGAGCTGTGGGATAAAGTGATGCAGAAGCATCAGTCAGGCGAGAAGGAGCAGGCAGTCAAGATGATGGCCGAAGGCAGTCAAGAGATAGTTGAGTTCTCCATATTGAAAGACAATGGAAATTTCCTGAAGGTGTTCGAAGATTTCCAGAAAGTGCAACTGGAGAAACAGATAAAGAAAGAGGAGAACATTGTCAATTATGATAAAATACCTTTTGGCATATTACCATTAGACATAGTTACAGAAGGCGGAATGGATAGAAAAGACACTGTTCTTTTCATCCTACGTTCAGGAATAGGCAAGTCAACTGTATTGAAGTGGATAGGGATGTATGCCTGCAGATTAGGGTATGATGTTTTGCACATTCAACTTGAAGGAAGTTCTGAGGAATGCATGGATAAGTACACTCAAGTATGGTCTGCAATTAGTTATAGCGCAGCTAAAACTGGAAATATAGAGTCTGAGAAATATCATAAACTTCTTTCTATTGCTCAAGATATGGTCGTCTTGAAACATGATATATCTATAAAATCATTTGAGTCTTTCGATGAGAGCACTATGGTCGATGTCAGAGATGCAGTGGTCGAATATATAAAAGAGAGAGGCAAAGCTCCAGATTTATTGCTGTTTGATAGTATGGACTTAGCTGATCCTGGTGATGGAGTTAAGTATAGTGCTGATACTCAATCAGTTAAGATGAAAATTAACAACTCATCAAGGAAATTTAAAAATATATGTAATGAATTCGATATGCGAGGAATTACAGCTTTACAAGCATCTGAAGTAAAAGCTGAAGTTTGGAATGACCCAGGGAGAACAATCACTCGTAGTGACGCTGCTGGAGATAAGTCGGTAGCCAACTCGTATTCGATGGTTTTCACTGGAAATCAGACACTCGATGAGGAGAAGAGAAGAACAATGAGGATATATATCGACAAGATGCGTTATTATTCTATGAGGAATAGAACATATCCCATATGCACGAATTTTGCCATCGGACGCTTCTTTGATCTGCAGCGTACAAAACGCGTTTTTAAGGATATTTATTTCCAAAGTGAGGAAGACAAACAATAAAATATGGATTATCAGAAAATTTATGATCAAATAGTTATTAGAGCTAGATCTGAGAATAGAAAAAAGAAACAGGGAATTTACTACGAGAATCATCATATTTTGCCCAGAGGCTTAGGTGGTAGTGACATTGATGAAAATTTAGTTTTGCTTACTGCCAGGGAGCATTATATCTGTCATAGATTACTAGTTGAGATATATGTAGGAAATTCAACATTGGCTTATGCTTTGTGGATGATGGTTCATTCAAAGACAAAATTTCAACAACGAGATTATAAAATATCTTCGCGAGAATATGAGAGGCATCGAATTATGCATGCCGAGAATGTTTCTAAGAATCAAAGTGGAGAGAACTCGTCGTTTTATGGCGTTCATAGATATGGAGAGGATTCTTATAGATGGGGGATGACGCATACAGAAGAAACTAAATTAAAAATTAGTATTACTAAGACAGGGGTAACAATGTCTGTGGAAGTGAGAGAAGCAATAAGTAAAGGGCATTCGGGCGAGAAAAGCATATGGTTCGACGTTCATAGATATGGAGAAGATAATCCAAATTTTGGACATTTGTGGACAGAGGAAATGAAACTTAGAGATAAAGAAATAATGCTGAATAAAGAAGATATTATTTGCCCCTACTGTGGCGTGTCTGGTCATCCCTCTATAATGAAAAGGTGGCATTTCGATAATTGCAAAATGAATCCCAATAGAGAGAAGAAATTATTATTTAAGTGTGATTGGTGCGATTATACTAGTGAAAACGAAGTTAACATACGTAGAAGGCATAATGATAAATGCAAAGAAAATCCAGATAGAATCATAACGATTTATGAGTGCGAATTCTGTGGGTTTACTTCAACTGAAAAAGGACACATTACTAATCATAAACGATTTTGTGAGTTAAATCCCGAAGGAAAAGCAAGACCCATAATAACTTGCGAATATTGTGGACTACAGAGTACTAATCAAGCTAATATGACACGCTTTCATGGAGACAAATGCCCCTCTCCAAACAACCCTTTAAATGAACAAGTCTAAGATCATATCTGAATTCTCCCTCACCACTTTCGGAAGTAAGGGGTTTCTTAAGGGTCAATTGTACTGTCCAGAATGCAGTCGTAATGATAAGTTTGGAATCCTATTCAAAGAGAACGGAGCTCTCTGTCACTGTTTCTACTGCTCGACATCATACTCCCTCAACAAGATACTGAGAGATATCGGCAGAACAGACCTGCTCGAGTACGACTTCGATTACGAGCCGACATCTTCGTTGGCTCCCCTCAAGAAAGAAGAGGAGATAGCAGATGACAAAGACACAAAGCTGCCTATTGGCTTTATGAGGATCAAGCAGGATGACTATCTCGATGCGAGAGGCTTCACGCCTGAGCAGTACGATCAGTTCCATGTAGGGGTCGCTGAGTTGGACCCAAAGACTGAGGATAAGATAGTATTCCAACTGTATCAGCACGACGTCCCTGCTGGATGGATGGCGAGGTCCAGGAAGTCCAAGGAGTGGCATCATGAGAATCTTAGGCGGCACAGAGAGCTTGGAGAGCCACTCGTGCTGAGATACAGGAACTCAAACAATGACTTCAGCAGGATGCTTGGCGGATTGGACGAGATAATGAAAGACACTCATACTCTGATCTTGGTCGAGGGCATCATGGACAAAGCCAACATAGATCGGTTGATGCATCTGAATGAGCAGCAGGAGATAAAGTGCTGCTTCACATTCGGCTCTGACCTTAGCATCAACCAGATAGACCTCATTCCAGAGTCAGTAGATACGGTCATACTGATGTATGACGCTGGGACCATAAAGATGATGAAGCTGGCTGGAGGCAGGTTGATGTCAAGCTTTGATGTCCAAGTGGCGCTGATAGAGGGCAGAGATGCAGACCCTGGCAGCATATCTGAAAAAGAATTGTCGAAATTACTTTCTAATCTGAAAAGTTTTATTTATTTTTATAGCTTCCTAGACAACTTCAAGACAATTTAGATGGAAGATATTTTTAAATCGATTCAAGAGGGTATTAATTTACAGAGAGAGTGGATCGCGAAGTCGTTTACGATCAATATTGATATCGAAAAGGGAAAGAAGTCTCCTATTGGAGCTATTCACGTTAATAAACAAGGAACTTGGGTCAAAGTATCTGATACTGGTAATGGTCACAAGGATTGGGTTTTGGAGAAAAAAGTTAAGTCTGAATCTAAAATCGAAGAGAAGGAAGAGTGTTCAAAATCAGAATTAAAATCAGAGAAAATTAAAATGAATGAGAGTTTCCCGAAAAATTTTAATATTGCTAGGGAGAATCTGACGACATCAGAAATGTTTCAAAAAACATCAAAAGGAAAATTTAAAGATCAAAATGAACTATATGATAAATTAGGAGGCAAAGAGAATTTAGAGAAAAAATTAAAAAGTTTTATTAATGACAGTGCCGTTTATATGGCTATTAAGAGTGGAACGCTTATTAGAGAGATTATTAATAAATCAGACGCATTTAAAAATAGTCTTGAAACGGGAAAAGGGTCTTTTAAAACGATTGGAGAAGAGAGAACGCTGAAAGAGAAGTTTATTTTTGGCATAGATACAGAAGCTAATTCAAGCGAAGCAGATAATTTTCCAAAATACGGATTTATTTCTTCAAAAGAAGAGATGAGTTATGAACCTATCTCCGAAGGAAATTATGGAAATGCATATGTAAAATTTAAGACATCTGCTGTCAAAGATAGAACTAGTATTACTTTGGGAGATTCGTTCAATGATAATGGTTCTATCTCGTATAAAGGTCAAATAGATTTAACTTCTGTAGCGCCCCCTACTAAATTAAATGATGTAGATGATAAACTCATTTGGGGCATTAATAATAATGATCCTAACTCAGATATGTGGAATAAAATAAATGAAGCTAAAAATATTGATGAATTTACAGAAGCATCTGTTTCTTCATATATGGAAGCTCAAATATATGGGAAGCTGTCTATAGATGATGTTGATAGCATTTTTGTAAGTTCTATAAAGGAAGCAGATTCTTTTAACGCAGCGTTGAAAAAGGCAGGTAGAGAAATAAAAGTTTTGCCTTGTAAATTTGATAATAGATTAAACAATCTTGTGGGTGGTTATCATAGAGGGGATGGTCCTAGATATCGCGCTTCATTAAATCCAAGTGATATTGATAATCTTGGCGATTATTACATAGATATATTAGCTAATAAATGGCTTGCTGAGTCAGAAGTTGAAGTTAAGCATAATGCATTACCCTCTGGACTAGTTTTACTTGCTAAAAAATATAATCAGTTTACTAAAGATGAGCAAGGTCGTAAGGTAAGAATTCATTCAGATATAAGTATGGAAGACAAAAGAAATTGGCTTAAGAAATTCTACGAACTAATGTCTAATGGAGATGATGGAGGAATGCCTTTCTTTTGGCGTGAAGATTATAGAAAAACAATAGGAGGATTCACTGATGATGTGATGAATAAGAAACTATTGATAAAATATAAATAAAATGATTAGACGAACATAGATAAATAAAATGGAACAACCAGTAACCAAGTCAAGGGATCTTTCGTTAATAGACTTCTATTCTGTACTTCAACAAGAATTCATCTCCTATTATGTACGTTCGAAGATCTACCCGAAACCTTTCTCAGAGAAGTATAAGAACTATTGTATCTGCAAGAGGGACAAGATTGAGAAGATAAGTGAGAAGAATAACTTGCCTTCTATCTTCAACAGCAACAGCACAAAAGAACGATGTATCAGAGAGTTTTTTGCTGAGTATGGCCTCCCTAATTTTGAGTATAGAGATGAGAAGTCAAAGTCTATAATGGGACGTTGGGACTCAATCTATTTCTTCCGAGAGGGAGTGAAAGTGAGGATCAAACTCGACAGTGAATATCTCGACCTGCCCGTCATTAAGAATATGTTCTCAGATAATAGCGTCACAGTAAAAGTAAAGGGAGAATTGGAGCAGTTCAATTACTCCTATGTATCTAGAATACTGACTGACTCGTTGGTCGATTGGGACATCTAATCAATAACGATTATAAATTATGAGAAATATAAGATTTATATTTTTCGTATCAGTTTAATTATTAATTTTATGGCAAATTAAAAAGAGAAGATCATGAAACCATTTGAAATTGATATTGAATTGGAAACTGTTACAATTAAACTTTTTGCCAAAAATAAAACTGAAGCCAAAAAGAAAGCTCTATTAAAGTTGAGTAAAATTAATCCCACTAAACTTATTAGTAAAAGCTGGCCTGATAAAAAGAAAAACATTGATGTAAACGAAGTGTAATGAATTTTAATTAATAATTTTAACGCTACAAAATATTCAACAAAATGAGCATAGAAGACGACATCCGCAAAGCACAAGAACAACAGAAAGAGATACTAAAATCTTTTTATGGCAGTGAGGCCACTCCCGATCTTGTGAAGAGAGTAGAGACTGATATCGAGAAGGCTAAGAAATCTCCCATCGGGACGATCCACGTGAACTCAGCCGGGACATGGAAGAAGATGACAGACACTGGCGATGGCCATAAAGACTGGGTAAGAGTTAAGAAAGGTGACAAAGATCATCCTGAAACACCTAAGACTGAAGAAAAGAAAGAAGAACCTAAGAAAATTGATTGGGCTGCTAGAACTGCTCCTGAAGAGAAACCTACATATGATTTTAAAGTTGGAGATAAGGTTAAATTAGGCGATGATATTAATCTAGTGTCTTTATCTGATTTAAAAGGAAAAACATTAGAAGTAGTTGGGGAAGAGAAAACAGATTTGATTAGTCAACCTACTTTTATTAAAGTTAAACTTCCTGATGGTGAAGTAAAGTCATTTAGTCCAGACTATCTGAAGAAGTTTGATGAGAAGGAAGAGAAAAGTAAAGAAGAGAAAGATGAATTTTATATGAAAAGGGAATTAATATCTTCTATAGATAATTCAGAACATGAAAAAGTTTCAGAACTTTCAGATAGAGATTTAAAATATCGTTTAGACACCCTTACTTCTATATCCAGACATACAATTCTTAATGCTTCAGCTTCAAAAATGTTGCGTTCATTAATTCAAGAAAAACAGTCTAGGTATGCTAAGTCTGAACCCAAGAAAGAAGAAGAATTCAAAGTTGAAGTTCCCAAGGAAGAAATTGTTTTATTAAATAAAATTAACGCATTAGATAAAGAATTTAAAGCAAAAAATATTAAGAGTGATTATGATTATTTTATGACAAGTGAAGGAGTGAAAGCTAAAGATAAAATTGATGAGTTGAGAGTTAAATATAATGATTTAAGAGTTAAAAGATTCATTGCATTATTAGCTGATAGTAAAGCTAAGCCTGAACCCAAGAAAGAAGAAGTAAAACCAGTAGAAGAGAAGAAGGAAGACAATTCACTTGAAGAAGCTAACAGGGAATTTAGAGATCGTAAGAAATCTCTTTATAAAACATTTGCTGCAATGTCATCTAATCAATGCAGTATCAAGGCAGCTAAAGAAGTAGCAAAGAAATTCAAAATCAGATATCAAGACATTCTTAAAACCAAAACTCCTGATAATAATCTTGAAGGAGATAAAGGGTGGGATAAGAATGGAGATATTAAATAAATAATCAAACCCAATTTCGCAATATGCTCGTAAAATTCAAAGAACTTCGTGAAGGTTTTGTCTTACCTAAAAAGCATTTGATACTGAACGTCACATGAGCAGATACTCTTCTGCTCATTTCAACTATTATCTATAATCTTTACAAATTTCACTTTTATTTTATATCATTTGTAAAATAGAAGTATAAATGTTATACTTTTACAGAGTCACAACTATAAGATATCAACCATGAGAACTGACAGAGAATTGAGAAACATGACCACCATCCAGTTGGGGAAAGAAGCAACACTATTAGGAATAACAAAAACAGGAATAATGGATAAAGTTAAATTAATCGAGAAGATCAAAGTAGCTCAGGCTGCAACGCCAGCATCTGATGAATACACTGATCGCAACAGCGATATCATCGCAGCAGATGACAGGGCAAATTTCAGGGTAGGGGGCAAGTGGTTCCCTGGCACAATTACAAAATTCAAATCAATCGAGGACGACCAGTATGCGTATGCTCTGCTGGACGGAAGCGAAAAAGTAAAGATGTTCCACACTATGGACGTCGAATTGGACAAGAACGCAAAATCTAAAAGCAATATGAAGAAGAAAGAAGTTCCTCAGGAGCAAGTTGAGGAAGTAAAGAAAGAATCAAAGAAGGCAGTGCTCGCTGAGCTCCTTGAGCAGCCATCAGTTGAAGAACAGGAAGTAGAACAGGTAGAAGAGCAAGAAGTTGCCCCTATTGAAGTAAAAACATCTACTCGTACCTCGCTGCCTCCAGCATCCATGAAGATCGCAAAAGCAGACGCTCCAGTCATCAAGACGAAAGAGGCTGATAAGAACATTGCCAAAGACAAGAAAGCTCCTGCAGCATCGTCAGATGACATGCTTGCATGTATTTTCGCCAAGGGCGATGATGTGACATTCACATCTGCCAAGAACTCCAAGCTGGCTTCTAATCAGGAGCTGAAGGGCAAAGTTGTATCTGTCAAGACTGATAAGGGCAAGTACTGGCTGTCCATCAAAGTAGAGGGCTTGGGACACTTCATGAAAGAGGCATCTAAATGCCAGAAGTAAATCAGATCACGGTGACTCCTGACTCATCCAAACTGGGCCAGGAGTTCCTAGATGCTCTCGATAGAGTGCTCATCACCAGAGCAGATAGAGCAGATCAGTATGGAGACACCTATCTCGGAGACGACTATATGTTCCTCTACTATCAGGTGCTCAACAAGATGAAGCGATTCAAGCTCCAGATGAGCATGGAGAGCGGACAAGAGCAGATAATCAACAGAGAGGTGGCTCTGGACTCAGCCATCGATTGCGCAAACTATGCAATATTCATAATAGCAAAGATTCTGAAAGATGAGAGTGAGAGATAACTATATCCTCGGCGCAGGCATAAGCGGCCTAATATACGCTTACTACAACAGAGATTTCACGATCATATCCCCAGATATCGGGGGCAAGCTCAACAACAAATTCTTCGAGAACATATTCTACCTACACGCCACTCCATTCACCGAGAGGCTGCTCGAGGACCTCAAGCTCCCAATAGTAAAGAAGACGCAGCTCATAAAATATGTCAAGTCTGACAAGATATTGACAAAGCTCACGATAGAGGACAAGAAGAAGTTCATATCGAAGAAGCTCAACGACCCTGAGTTCGACGCTAAAGACCTCTCGCTCAGCACCAGCGACAACTTCATCTCAGTCTTCGAAGTATCGTTCCAGGACATCCTATCCAGACTGAGAGAGGGAGTAGAGGTCATAAATGAGACGGTCATCAAGATAACTGAGACAGAGATCATCACTCACGACACTCGATACAAATATGACAAGCTGGTCTCGACTATCAGCGCCAGAGCATTCTGGGGCATGTACTACCAGCAGAGGACCGAGGAGCTGAAATCTGAGACGATAACCTTCCTATTGTGCGATAAGCTACCTGATTGCCTCTCGAAAGAGAAGTTCGACCTCGCTTATTTTGTGGACGCAGATGTCAAGTACACCAGAATATCAAAGCGTAGGAGGGACCAGTCTGACGCATTCCTATATGAGTTCTCAGGGAGGCTATCTCAAGAGGACTGCGTAGAGCATCTCCCTACTGGAGCAGCAGTGTTGGACTTCTATCACGAGATCGATGGACTCATATTCTCTGACAGCAATAACATACCTCCTAACAGAGTGGAGTTTGTGGGCAGGTTCGCCACTTGGGACCACTCATTCAAGCAGCAGGATGTCATTGAGAAGGCTCTATCATCATTCGATATGTCCAACATCTGGAACATGCAGAAGAGATTCACTTCCAATTTCGTGGACTTCAACAGCCTGACCGAGACTCATCAGAGGGAATCGCTCACGAAGGACTACTTCACAGCCATGATCATAGAGCTATCCGAAGTGATGAATGAGATTAACTACAAGCAGCACAAGCCGAAGAAGACGGTGGACATAGATCTATTATCCGAAGAGCTCATAGATGCGTTCAAGTACTTCGTCAACATCTGCCTGATGTGGGACATAACTCCCCAGAAGTTCATTGAGTTATTCGAGATGAAATCAAAGAAAGTCACAGAGAGATATGAGAAACAAAAACAGCAGTAAAAATGAAAATAGAGAAGATAAAGAGAATGTTTGAGATTAAACAAGGAGAGATACCGAAGACTAAGTTCATCGACAACCTATCTGCAGTCCAAGTGGACATGATCGACTGGCCAGATCCAGAGAGATTGAAACGAGTATTCGTGAACATGAGCCAGGCATCTTGGTTTGAGAACTTCTACGACAATGCTACTCCAGAAGACAGGGACGAAGTGGTCAATGACCTATTCTCGGGAAAGATACTCGGCCAGGGCATGGAGCACCCTCAGTTCTGCTTCATAGTCAAGGGACTCTCCCTGCACGGAACGCACGCCCTAGTCAGGAACAGGATAGGCATAGCATACATGCAGCAGTCACAGGCTGTGAAGGATTTTAGGCACTCAGATGTGCTTGTCCCGAGGGCATTCACCAAGCTACCCGACATGCTCAAACGATACGAAGAATGGGTCCAACAGGGAAAGAGGCTGTACGCCGACATGCTCGACTCTGGAGAGATAGCAAACACTGACGCAAGGTTCTGCCTCCCTAAGACGATACCTTCTTGGATATACGTAGCAGTCGCTCTGCCCACCCTACTGTCGATCTATGGCAAGCGTACCGACTCCCAAGAGGAGCACCCAGAGATGAATGCCATGGCTGAGCAGATGAGGAATCTGATAGTAGATAAATTCCCATACATGGCGTCCTATTTCGTGTCGCACGATGACAATGGCAAGTGCCTGCATCTTAGAAAGGGGTACGCCGCAAACTGCATCTTCAAACGAGATGAGGATCACGCTATCGAGGGATATACAGATGAGTGGACATTACACGATAAGACTAAGCAGGAGCTCATGCTCGACTGCGAGAAGTATAAGGGCTCATACTACATAGGAGGTGATAAGATATGATGATACAAGACATATACAGGCGCGAGCCATGGAAGATGCTCGTCTGCTGCATCCTGCTCAACCAGACTACTGGAGTGCAAGTCAAGAAGATGATGAGAGAGTTCTTCAGGACGTTTCCTACTCTCAATGACTTAAGGGACATAGATGAGAATACTCTGGCAGGAGAGATTGAGAGTTTGGGGATGCAGAATGTGAAGGCAAAGAGAATAAAAGCTTTCGTAGCATCTTTCACTGAAGATGTAGATGTTATGAAGGACTCAGTCATAGGGTATCCTGGACTAGGGAGCTATGCTTGCGAATCAGCAGATGTCTTCATATGCAGGAATAATGATGTCAAGCCAGAAGACAAAGAGATCTCATCCTATCTCTCAAAGATTGAGACGGGAGATGTGTTCGTAGAGGGAATGAGAAAGTATCTAGAATTATGCGGAGTCGAGAGAGTCACTGTTGGTTGTAGAGTCAAAGAGATACTGAACCACTCGTATCATTTCTTCTCCAACGTATTCTGGCGCATCACAGATGATAGACTTCCCTATGTGAAGGATAAGTTGATCATGTATAGAACTGCTCTAAGAGACGCCATAAAGCGACTTGAGAGAGACAATACGAGTCGACAGGCGATCATTCAGTTCGATCAGAGCGATCCATTGCCAAACTGCACAGTATCTATTCAGTTCCAGATCAAAGACGACATCCTATTCACCACAGTCTACCAGAGGTCTCAGGACATTGATAAAGTGGAGATGGACTGCGAGATATTCGCTCTCATGTCTCTCGAAGTCATAAAAGCTATTGAGGGCGTTGATGATTATCGAGTTGCAGTATTTGTTGGAAACTTTCATCTATATCTATAGGATGGAGAAACTGATAAGACATCTAGAGGACAACAAGCTGGACTATGAGACTCTCGAGATCAAGAGCAAGTTCAAGATAGCAGATCAGACTTTCGAGTTCATCTGGCCAGACTCCACTGGCAGGCTATTCGATGATGACCTGCATCTACAAGCAGATGATACAGACTGCGACAATTATGCATTTAGATTCGGTGGGGACTACTACTACATAAACAAAGCAGACAAGGATAAACCGACATTCAAAGAGCTCAGATATATTGGCCAGTCGAAGAGAGAGATAGAGACTGATGCTTTTCTTGGAGTCAGAGGGGCGTATGAGATACTCAATGGCTCTAGAATCTATGAGGACTGGTGCGCTAAAGCAAAGTTCTTGGGAGTCAAATCTCTCGGCATCATAGAGAAGAACACATTGGCTGGAGCTCTCAAGTTTCAGATTGAGTGCAAGAACCTCGATATCAAGCCGATACTTGGAGCGACTTACACTGTCGTCAGGAAGGGCGAAGATTACAAGCAGGATATCAAGTGCTTCGCAAAGTCAGAGACTGGCTGGACCAACCTACTGATGATCAACAAAGAGGTCAATGTCATCAACAACAAGTTCATATACGAGGATAGGTTCATAGAGCTCTTGGAGGATGTGATAGTGATCGTAGATCCAAAGAGTGGATCATATGATAAATTGGGCAGGATGAGGAGCTACATGAAGTACTATCAGCTGGATACTGTCATATATAATGATCAGTCCAAAGATCAGGAGTATCTTCTGAATCTAAAGGCGTTTGTCAGAGATGGCAGCCTGAAGCCGATATTCATATGCGATGCATTCTACCTAGATAGGGATCACAGCCACATAAAGAAGACGCTGAATGGGATATCTGGAGTCAGGGAGTATGAGTCATCCAACCAGTATTTCAAAGACGCCGATGACTATCTGGCAGAGTTAGAGCTGTTATTCTCTACAGAGGATGAGTCGTTCTACGATATAGCATCAAAAGCCATCAAGAATGCCAACACACTGTCTGAGATCTGCAACTTCCAGATCGATACAGAGCACTTCTATCTGCCTGACTATGTACTAACAGAGGAGCAGTTAACGAAGTATAAGGATAAGATAGACCTATTCTGGGGCCTCATAGGCGAGGGGATGGATGAGAAATGCTCGGACGAGGACAGAGAGAAATATCTGGACAGGATTGAGATAGAGTATTCAGTCATCATGAAGGGCCAGAATCTGATTGATTACTTCCTCATCCTATGGGATATCATAGACTGGTGCGGCAAACAGAACATATTAGTCGGATATGGCCGAGGATCATCTGCTGGAAGTCTCATCGCATACCTATTGGGGATAACCAACATCGATCCATTCGAGTACGACCTCCTGTTCGAGAGGTTCTTGAATGAGAATAGGGTCAAGAAATCAATCCCTGACATTGACTCAGACTTTGAGGGACTGAGAAGGGATGAGGTAAAGCACTATATGGAGCAGAGATTCGGATACGATCAGGTGTGCTCTGTAGGGACATACGGCAACCTGAAACTGAAGATGATATTCACAGACCTTGCAAAACGTAGCAACATTCCTATTCAGGAGGTCAAGATGATGACAAGCATACTCGGAGAGGGAGAGAAGGACGGCACCGATTGGTCTGAGATATTCCATCTTGCATCTAAGTCTCAGAAACTGAAGGACTTTGTGATGCGCAATCCAGACATAGTTCACGACGCTAAATTGTGTCTGATGCAGCCTAGATCTGGATCAGTCCATGCATGCGCCACCATCATCACTCCAGCAGACAAGGACATCTATCACTGGTTCCCAGTCAAGAAGGTCCTATCTAAAGATGGAGAGGAGCTGCTCGTCAGCGAGTGGGAGGGCATTCAGCTGGACAAAGCAGGATTCTTAAAAGAAGATATATTAGGTATTCAACAATTGGATAAGTTCGCCAGCTGCATAAAGCTCATAGAGGAGAACAAGGGGATAAAGATCGACTTCAAGAAGATACCATTAGATGACGATGCTGTATATAGGTACTTTGGAAAGGGGTGGAACTCTGATGTGTTCCAGTTCGGGACTCAGGGACTGAAGAAATATACTAAAGAATTGAAGCCTGATTCGATGGAAGAGCTCAGCGCAACCAATGCATTATATCGTCCTGGCGCCATGAAATCTAATGCTCACAATGACTTTGTGATGATTAAATGGGGTATGAAAGAGCCTGAATACGACTATATGCTTGAAAGTGTGACTAAAAAGACTTACGGTCTATATATCTACCAAGAACAGACAATGAGGGCTGCTCAGGTACTTGGCGGATTCACTTTAGTTGAGGCAGACATGATGAGAAAAGTGATGCTTGGCAGGGGAAAGAAACAGTTTAGAGATCAGTTCTATATCTATCATGATAAATTTGTTTTGGGAGCTGTAGCAAATGGATGCGAAGCAAGTGTTGCAGAAAAGATCTGGGATAAGCTAGAAGCGTTTGCGGGTTACGGGTTTAATGCCAGCCATGCGGCTGCCTATGCGATAACTGGGTATATTAGTCAGTGGTTTAAGGTCAATCACCCAATCGAATTCTGGACTACAGCATTCAAGTTTGCTAAAGATGAATTGGTAGCTGATTTCATATCTGAGATCCATGCCACTGGAGCCATAAAGATATCTCCACCAGACATAAATGAGTCGCTGTTCGATATGACTTCGAACTTCAAGAAGAACACCATCTACTGGGCGCTCACGAGCATCAAGTCAGTCGGTGGAGTTGCTGCTGAGCAGATCATGAAAGATAGGGATGAGAATGGACCATATTTCAGCTTCGAGGAGTTCCTGAGCAGGCACACTTTCAAGGGCAGCAAGGTCAACAAGACTCATGTAGAGAATCTCATATTCTCAGGTGCATTCGACAAGGTCGAGGAGATAGAGGACTCTCTCAAGCGCAAGCGACTGATAGACTTCTACCGGACTGAGAAGAAGACTAAGATAGATGCCGAGAAGGATCTCATGACGCTGAGCGAGAAGGACATCTCCGATGACTGGTGGTGGGACCTCAGGCAGAAGAGGCTGACTGGCATAGCATTCTTCGACTACAAGACTATGTGCGACAAGTATCTGACAGATGGAAAGTATCTCGATCAGGATGAGTGGCAGTCAGAGTCGCTAAGTAACATCTACTACTCGATAGGCGGCTACATAGTAGAGGTGATTGAGCGGACATCCAAGAAGAGTGGCAAATACTGCTCGATCAGGATTGAGAGCAACTACACATTCATCTGGGTGTCTATATTTCCCTGCCAGTATCAGCAGCTCACAAAATCTGGCATCGAGCTGATAGGACAGGAGGGCAACATCCTACTGCTCACAGGGATGATCAAACTCGACACCTACAAGAAAGAGAACGCATGCAAGTTCTGGGACAACAGCGAATTAGTAATCTTAAAATAAATATATGACAAATCAAGAATTTCTAACCTATCACCAAGAGTGTTTAGATAAACTCAAATCTATCGTGGCGTCCAAGAATCACGACTATGCTGGCTTCAGCAAGGACGACTGTTTCGCCAATTTCAAGCTGGTCGAGAATATCGGTATAGCGTCCGCAGAACAGGGCTTCCTGACTCGGATGATGGATAAGGTGTCTCGAGTCAATTCGTTCGTCCAGCAGGGCGTGCTTAACGTAGCAGACGAGAAGATCGAGGACACATTGTTGGACCTCGCAAACTACTCGATATTGATGGCTGGCTATATCAAATCAAAGAAAGAGGGAATATGAAGATCTATCTAGCAATACCCTATAGTGGCTTCGAAGAGGAGAGCTTCTCAGTAGCCAATAAGATCGCAGCAGAACTCATGCTAGAGGGTCACATCGTCTTCTCTCCCATCTCGCACACTCATCCCATTGCTTTATCGGGAGATCTTCCCAAAGGATGGCAGTACTGGAAGACTTTCGATGAATCATTTATCGAGTGGTGCGACCAATTGGCCGTAGTCATAATGAAGAATCAGGGCGAGGAGAGAGTTAGAAATAGTCAAGGAATTGCTGGAGAATTGACTCTAGCAGATGTTTATAATAAACCAATCTACTACATAAAAGAATGAGACTAATAAAACCATATTTCGAGATCATCACTCCTATTAATGGAGAACAGATTCTGAATCAAATTGAACTAGCAGCAAGAACCTGTTATAAGTCAGAAGATAGAATAGCTCCTGGTTCTGCTGAAAAACTTATCAAGAATGTTTTAATGGCTAGAGGACATAATGCCATGCTTGAATTCGGTGGAATGATTACAGTCAAATTTGTCTGCGACAGAGGCGTATCACATGAATTAGTTCGGCATAGATTAGCTTCTTTTGCTCAAGAAAGCACAAGATTCTGCAATTATACAGATGATAAGTTCAGTAATGGGGAAGTTACTTTTATCATTCCATGTTGGCTAAATATTCCAGAAGGACAATATGTCTGGTGGGATGGCGACTATTGCGACGTATCAAAAATGGAGATAATGGTGTCAAATGAACAAATGAAAGAAGACACTAAGCTTAATTCATTTTTAGTTGCATTAGATCAATGTGAAAGTTCTTATAAAATGATGGTTAATACTGGCTGGACTCCTCAGCAGGCTAGAGCAGTATTACCTAACTCTCTAAAGACTGAGATTAATATGTCAGCCAATATCCGGGAGTGGAGAGAAATATTCAGACAAAGAACTGCCAACGCTGCTCATCCACAGATGCAAGAACTGATGAGACCTCTATTGAAAGAGTTCCAGAATAGAATCTCTATCTTATTTGACGATATAACTTATTAACTTCGTCTTAAGCGATAGTTTATACTCTATATAAATAATCTAGAAGTATAAAATTTATATTTTCGTAAGGATTTAATTTGTAATTTTACATCGTAAAAATAATTTAAATGAAAGATTTAGAAAGTAAAGTTCAAAAGTATCTTAATAAAGGAATAGACTGGGATACGTTCAAAAACAAATTCCCAGAATCAGCAGTTCTAATTGAGATAGCTATGAAAGACATAGCCATCGATTATTGGAGCAGGTATAAAAATAGAAAAAATGAGCAAAGTAGTAGTTCCCTTCGGGGGTAAAGCAGTGATTCTTTCATTCGGTGATTTTGATGAAGAAATAGATGTTGATGAACTGACATCTATCCAATATGATAATCTCTTTGGAGAGATAGTCACAGTATCAGCACTCCTCAATCGTATAGGTATTCTAAAGGCAGAAACTGAAGCAGCTTATTCACATAAGAAACTTGAGTGTGATATATATGAAGCTAACCTTGCAAAACAGTACCGTAGGGAAGCAAATATTAACTCGGGGAAGTTTACTATACCCGATGGTATTGGTGAGACTTCTATAAAACTTACAGAGGAGTCACTCAAATCAGCTATATTGCTTGATATAGCCTACCAGAATAAGAAAAAGGGAGTGATAGAAGCACAGAAGAATCTTGCTTTCATGGATTCCCTATATTGGTCAATACAATCTAAGGATAAGAAGCTATCAGTCATAATGAAACCTACTACCCCTGCTGATTTTTGCAATGAGATAATTGAGGGATCAGTTAATGGTATAATGATTAAGAAAGTAACACTTGAATAAAATGACAATAAAAGAAAGAAGTTCAGAACAAACAGATGAAGATGGAAGCGCTGTTATGAATGCATTAAATATTGCATTGAAATACGGTCTAACCGTAGAAGTCGTTCTTATGGCTTTATATGAAGCACAAGAAAATCCAGAAATCAGTATATCTAAAATAATGCAAGGCGCACTAGAAGATTGGGATATTAGCGAATAAAGAGACTCAGACGAGTAAACAAATATAATTAATAAACAATTTAATATAATTAAAATGGCAGAAGTTTTTAACAGAAATAGGTTCCAAGGTGGGACGATCAATTCAATCAAGGAAGAGGAGAAGAGAGCAGAGGCTGCTATCCCTCAGTCCGGCAATTACTCGGGACGAGCAGGATTCTTCAACATCGAGGATGGCAAGAACGTATTTCGCATTGCTCCATCACACAACACAAATGAGCCAGCCTATCGTGCTAAGTCAACAGTCATCTTAGAGTGTGAAGTTTCCGAGATTGACAATGATGGCAAAGAGACTGGCAAGAAAGAGATGAAGAGGAAAAACATCTTCATAGCTACCCAACATTCTACTACACTTCAGAGTGACCCTATCCTGCTCTACATTGAGTTCGTCAACAAGAGAGCTACCGATGAGATCCAAGATAAAGATGAGAGATCAAAGTTCTTATCGCCTATCACAGGATGGAGAGGTAAAGACAAGAAGTGGAACTGGGGCATCAAACCCTCTGTGACATACGTATGCTATGTATGGAACTCAAAGGGTGAGCTTGGACGTCTTGAACTTTACCCTTCTATCTTAGATGATATGAAGAAAGTATCAGTAGCACAAGCAGATGATGATGCTGAGATTATTCCTGATATCTTTACTGCACCCGATGAGGGATATCCACTTATTATTATCAAAGAGAAGAACGATAAAGATAAGATGGAATATAATGTGTCTTGTGAACTTCCTACTAAGAAAGAATCCTGGGATGACTTCTTCAAGAGGACACAGCTTAACGATGACCAATTAATTGAATTTCTAACTAAAGAAACACTTGCTGAGCTTTACAAAGATGTCTATACTACCAGGGACTTCAGTCTTGCTTTAGATGGTCTACAGAGATTTGATAAGCAATACAAGTTTGAGATCTTTGAGAATGAAGAGTTCCTTGAGAAACTTACTGAACTTAAAAAACTTGTCCCTGAATATAAAAGTAGAGATGAGAAAGAAGTAGGTGAGATGATTAAAGAGAAACCTGCAGAGACTAAATCTAACAAACCTGCTCCTGCTTCCAACACTAATGTTCCTGCTCCTACTAATAATGCTTCTCCAGTAAGCTCTACACCTGTTCCAGCTATGAAACGTATCATCAAAGAATACATTGCTGAGAATTATGGTGCTGATTATTCATTACCTGAACTTTCTAAGGAAGACCTAATAGTATGGTATGATTTAGTACAACAAGGTGAAGAATTACCTTTTGATCTTGATCAATCAGAAGAGAAACTTGAAGAGCAAGCTACTCAAAAAGTAGAGAAAGCATATCAGGATATTGCTGCAAAAGAGGTAAAGAAAGAAGAAGTGAAACCTGAACCTAAATCTGTAGTCAATGTTCCTGAGAACGATGAACGGGCTGCTCAGATAGCTGCATTAAGAAAACGTAGAGGATAGACATTTCGCAAACACAAAGGGAGAGGTAGAACAACTCTCCCTTAATTTTAATCTTCATTATGAACAAAGAAACAAAAGAAATAACTCGTAGCGATATAAAAGAAGATGTTAAACGATATAAGAAATATATAAATGCTATAGAATCAGCTCCACATAAATATCGGAATGATTCTACAGTCAAAAATGTCTTATCGTTTAGAGATAAAAATGGATATAATTTTGTTTCTGATGAAAATGGAATAAAAATAATAGAATAAACAATTATTATGAAACATCCTATTACAATCATTTCGACAGACTGGCATCTGAAACAAGATAATATTAAGCAACTCAAGTTCCTCATTACACAGAAATGCGAATTAGCTCAAGAATTAGGAGTTAAAACAGTATTCTGCTTAGGCGATATCTTTGAGAGCAGAACAGGGCAACAACAAGAGACATTGGCTTCATTGAGTGAGATACTTGAAATATTTGAAGAGTATCAGATTACACTTATTGCTATACCCGGAAATCATGATAAAAATTTTTATACAAGTGCTAAAAGTTATTTAATTCCATACAAACACCATCCCTATTTTCATTTAGTAAGTGAATCAATGGATTTTGCAATTGAAGATGTGAACTTTTGTCTTCTACCTTATTTTAAAGAAAATCTTTGGTTAGAGAAGTATAAAAATTTAACCCTTCCAGAAGTAGCATTGATGAGAAAAGGATTAAAAAACATATTCCTTTCTCACATCGCGATGAATGGATCAGTCAACAATGATGGTTCAAAAGTATCTTGTAATATATCAGTAGGCAACTTCAAAGAATGGGACTTGGTATTACTTGGCCATTATCATAATGCGCAACAGGTAGGGGTCAACGTCTTTCATATACCTTCTATTCAACAAAACAACTTTGGTGAGGATGCCGATAAAGGCTTTACGGTGGTTTATGATGATTGTTCTACTGAAATGGTTAAGTCTGATTTCAGGGAATTTGAAAAGATCACTATCAATCTAGACACTATTTCAAAGACTGATTTTAATACCTTGGTCAAAACACATTCCAACAGTGAAAAGAATATCAGGTTCGAATTGATAGGTTCTACTGATAAAGTAAAGTCAATCAATAAAGAGGAACTTGGTGCACTTGGTATATCTGTTTCTATTAAGATAAAAGAAATTGAGGACACCATCGAATATGCAGAACAGGAGATTAAAGAATTCAACAGCACTAACATCATAGATGAATTTGCTGAGTTCTGCAAGGAAAAAGAAAAGGACTATGATAAGGGAGTAATTTACTTACAAAAGAAATTAGCAGTATAATGGATGAAAAAGCACAGAAAATAATCTCTACTGCTATTGACAGTATTGAGAAGAAATTCGGACGAGGAAGTATCGTAAACTTTGAAGAGAATGTAGAAGGAGTTGAATTTTCTTCTACTGGCTCCTTGGGACTTGATTATGCTCTGGGCGGAGGTTTTCCAAAGGGACGTATTATTGAAATCTATGGCCCTGAGAGCTCAGGAAAGTCAACTTTAGCACTACACGCTATTGCAGAAGTGCATAAGAATGGAGGCGTAGCTGCCTATATTGATGCTGAAAATGCTTTTGATAAAGTATATGCTAAGAACTTAGGAGTTGATCTTTCAAAGGAAGCATTCCTATTCTGCCAACCAGATAATGGAGAGCAAGCACTTGAAATCACAGAGACATTGATAAGAACTGGAGAAATTGATATTATTGTTATTGATTCAGTGGCAGCATTAGTTCCTAAGGCTGAAATAGATGGGGAAATGGGTGATTCTAAAATGGGGTTACATGCAAGGCTGATGGGACAGGCAATGAGGAAACTTGTAGGGTGTGTTAATAAGACACACACTATAGTAATATTTATTAACCAACTGCGTGATAAACTGGGAGTTATATATGGGAGCCATGAAACTACAACTGGAGGGAATGCTCTTAAATTCTATGCTTCTCAAAGATTAGACATCAGACGTATAGCTACTAATAAGATAGGAGAAGAATCTGTATCGAATAGAGTTAAAGTGAAAGTCATAAAAAACAAAGTTGCTCCCCCTCTAAGACTTGCTGAATTTGATATTTTATTCGGAATCGGAATTGATAGATTGGCAGAATTAATTGACTTGGCTACTGAACTTGAAATTATTAAGAAATCAGGTAGCTGGTATAGTTATGAAACGACCAAGTTAGGCCAAGGTGGAGAAAAGGTCAAAGAACTCTTACTTGACAATGAAGAGTTAGTTGAAGAGATTGAAATAAGAGTTAAAAAACTATTAAAGTAAGATAAATGGAACACAATTTTGAAAGTTTATTCGAAAGGGTATCAGAATTCCAGGATAAAGTATTTAAAGATCAAACTGCTTTAAGTAAATCTATTCATTTACAAAGAGAAGCCAAAGAATTAACTGAGTCTCTAAATGGTTATGATTTTAATGAAACTAAAATGGAATTAGCTGATTGTCTTATTCTATTATTGGGGACAGCCAAGAAACTTGGACTTAGTGCAAACGAATTAATTGAAGATAGTTTTATCAAACTTATTATCTGTGAACATAGAGAGTGGGATAAAGCTGATGAACAAGGAGTATATCACCATAAATAATATATAAATGGAATTAATTTCGATAACAGCCAAGAACTTCCAGTCCTTTCAGGAACTTGAATATACTTTTCTAAGTGGAGAGCCTGTACTTATATTGGGCGAAAATCTCTCGGATAGCGGGCAGCAGAGTAACGGGAGTGGAAAATCAGTATTAGTATCAGTGATCGAATTTGCTCTGTTACACACCACTTCTAAGAAAGCTAATGACAAAGATTTAGTGACATGGGGTGAGATTGAAAGTAATATTTCCCTCACTATCCATTGTCCTATTCGTAAGGAAACTATGCTTATTGAAAGAATCATTTCAATTAAGAATGGTGGTCAATCTCAGTTATCTATTAATGGTATAATCAAATATGCTTTTGAAGATAACATGGTAAGAGAAATAGATCGTTTTATCATAGATTGGATAGGGATTTCAGCAGAGGACTTACAGAACTTCTTCATCCTATCTAAGTTCAAGTATAAATCATTCTTTGATGCTTCAAATACTCAACTTGTCCAACTAATAGGTCGCTTTTCCAACTCTTCTATTATAGATGGTATTGATAAAGACATTATCAAAGAGACTGAAGAGAAAGAGAAAGTGTTACTCAAAAAGAACGATGAGAAGAATGAGATTTTTGGCATGATTAAAGTTCATGAAGAGAATCTCAACATAGAACTCACTACCGATAAAAAGGAACTTGTTGAAAATGAAATTAGAAGAATTGACTATTTAATAATTGATGAAGGTGAAAAAATCGGTAATTTTGATCAGAAAATATTAGACAATATCACCCTCATCACTACTTATGAAGACAAATTACTCGATCAACTATCATCCCTACAGAAAGCCAACCTGGAAATACAGAAGTTAAACAAAGACACTACTGACTTCGAACTTAGATTCAAAGAGGTTGATAATAAAGTTGTTCAAACTAAGGAAGAGAAGGAGAAATATGAACTAAAGAAATCAACCTTATCTAAGGACTATTCAGAAGTTTCTACTATCCTTACTGAGATTGATCTCAACATCAGAGGATCAGTAACCTGCCCCAAGTGTCAACACCAGTTCATAGTAGGTAAAGAAGACATTGATATTGAAGAAGAGAAAGTAGCTCATAAACAGACTTCGGCTATCCTAGAGGAACTTAATAAGTCATTGGCTGAAGTTAAGGTAACTATTGAAGCTTTTGACCCTACACTAAGGAATTTACGTAGGGACAGAGTGGTTATAGAAACTGAAGAGAATGAATTGAGAACCCAGAAGAGAAACATACAAAATTCTATTATTAACTTGGAAAGAGAAAAGGGTTCACTGGAGAATAATATACAACTATGTAAAGATAAGAATGAGACTATCAAGTCATCTATTAAAGATTGCAAAGCTAAAATCAAAGAACTTGAACTATCTAAAGTCACAGTAACTGTCGATAAGTTTGATAACAAAGCACGAATTGCTTCTATCAAAGAGAATATAATTTTGTGTAACAATAAAATCAAGCAAATTGAAACAGAATCTATTACTATCAATGATGAAATATTTGAGATTAAGAAGTGGTCATTTACTTTTAAGGAGTTTATCCAATTCCTTTCAGCCAAGACCCTCAAAATCCTCGAAGGATATGCCAACAAATTCCTATTCGATATACACTCAGACTTGAGGGTTGAGCTGTCGGGTTATAAAATGAAAGCAGATGGCACACTTTCAGATAAGATCACTGCTACTGTTATAAGGGATGGTGAATCACATGGTATAGGTACTTTCTCTGGGGGAGAACACGATCGACTTGAGGCTGCTATGATTGAATGCGTTGCGCACGCTATTAACTCTACACATCCTTATGGTGGTCTATCCTTTCTTTCTTTAGATGAAATTTTCAATTCGTCGGATGGCTTAGGGATCAAGCTATTAACTGATTCTTATTTGGAATTAAGGAAGAATGTACTTATTACGACACATGTCCCACATAACCAATATGGATGTCAGGTGTTGAAAGTAACCAAAGAAAACAGGGTGTCTTCTATACAATATATTAATTAATGAATAAGCCAATTCATGTAAAACCAAGCTTCTATTCTTTTATTTTTGAAGATGCAAAAATAATAGCTAAAGAATTTGGGTATAATTTAGTACTACATGGTAGTATGAATAGAGACCTTGATTTAATTGCTATCCCATGGGTTGATGATCCTAAAGATGAATTTGAATTAATACAGGCTTTAGATCTTCATCTTACAGGATTAGTTCGTAATACAAAAGAACAATATATGTATAGTATATTACCAGGAAACAGGCACTCTTATGTAATAAATCTTAATCGTGGAGGGTATTGGAATTTCCACGAAGATAAACTATTCTACCTTGACATATCAATAACACCTTTTAATAATTAAAAAATAAATATTAATTTTATAGCATGAAACTACAACTTGATACAGAAAAGAAAACCATTACCCTATCAGAGAATGTAAAACTTGAGGATTTAGTCAATCTACTTACTCAATTACTACCAGATGATAAGTGGAAAGAATATACTCTTGAGACTTCTACAATAGTTAATTGGTCACCAAATATTATCCCTCAACCTACTATTCTACCTTGGACAGAAGTCATCAGAACACCTCTGCCATATCATGAAGGTGACATACTACCTTACCCAAGACGTTATCCTTGGATCACTTGTGATGTAAAACCTGGTTATAGTAACCTATATTCAATAAGTAAAGGTATTTACAACATAGAACTGAAAGATGAATAAAATATATGCGGGCATAGATATCGGGAAACAGGGTTTTATCACTATTTATGATGATACTCTTAAAACATATGAGTTTATCCCCTTACCTAAGATTGGTAATGAAATTGATGAACTTGTTTTGGATGGACTAATTAAATCACTAAAGTCTGAATATGAAATAATTCACTGTGTTATCGAAGATCTGCACAGCGTTTTCGGCTCGAGTTCGAAGTCGACGTTTAATTTTGGCTATGTTGTTGGTATAGTGAACGCTATCTTAGTTGCTAACAGAATTTCTTTCACTCGTGTGGCACCCAAGAAGTGGCAAAAACTTCTTTGGGAAGGTATTCCTGTTCAAAAAAAACCTTCAGGTTCTGGACTTACTATGGTTAACGATACAAAGCTCATGTCTGAAATGGCTGCTAAGAGACTCTTCCCTACACTTGATTTTAGAAGAACACCTAAATGTAAGAAGAACGACGATAATCTCGTGGATTCATGTTTACTAGCCTATTATTGTTACAGAAACTTTAAGAACTAACCATGCCTCAATTCAAATGCACTAATCCAGACTGCTCCTACACTGTTTATATCTCAGATGTCAGATACGTTAATATAAATGGCTCTCTTAAAGCCAAAGTCGATAACTGTATATTATGCCATTCTACACTTGAAACCTTGTTAGAACCTATTGAGATTAAAGATATAGCTGTGTCTGCAGGGAGGTTCAAATCCCTATCTGAATCTGATAAGAAAGTTGAGCTTAAAAAGAGGGCAAAGAAGCACTTTAAACAATTCGACAAAGAAGCAGTTGCTTCCAAGCGTAATGATATGATAAACGAAATCAAAGAAAAATTTAATCAAAACAGACATGCTTAAAAATGCTAATACATTATCCTATATCTCAGAAATATCTGGTAAAAGCATATTAATAGTCAGAAACGATGTGGAAGAAGAATGGTACACATATTTGCTGGACTCATTTTCACCAGCAAATCATTCCAACCATATTTATGATAACACAGTCTCCGGTAAAGACCTTTCTGGTATCTTAACTTCACTTGGAGGGTACTCTCATGGTTTTGATAACTCAGGAGAGATAGCTATCCTATCAAAAATCAATGAACTTGTCTCAATCAAATTTACTTTTAATGGATTTCGTTGGATTAAGATAAATTAATATATTTCGTATTTCTTTAATTATTGCATTGATTCTTAACGGATTAATGCTTTCTTTGTTTAGATTATTATTTATAATCGTTATAAATTAAGGTTTTTCTTAAAAATAATTAAATAAGATATAAGATCTAATGTTTTTTATATTAATTTTATGGCATAATTAAAAACCATTAATCATGAAAAATTTTACTCAAAATCATCCTGAAACAGTAGCAACAATTCTTGCACTTGCAGTTCTTGCAATAGGATATGGAATTTACCTATTATCATTAAATGCTTTACAGTTAGAACACCTCTTACACTATTAATCATGAAAGCAATATTCAACTTCATAAAACGTCTCTGGAATGCATTCACATCTATTCCAGAATTAACAAAAGAAGAGATTGAAGATCCAGAATCAGATCAGGGTAAAAACAGAAAAAGAAGCAAATACTAATAATTTCGTTATGGCAACTATAAAAGATTTACATAAAAATGACATATTTGAATTTAATGATATTGAATATATTGTTCAAAAGAAATATAAAGATGATGATCACCCTCTTGTAGCTTACAATGATTTTGATTGTCGTGATGAATATTTCTTTAATGAAGACTTGGAAATTGTTATTTTATCAGAAACTAATTAATCATTCACTTAATATTTCGTAATCATGGCACACAATTTAGCAATCGATTCAAAAACAGGAGAAGCATCATTGTATCTCCTCAAACAAAAGGCTTGGCACAATTTAGGTCAAGTAGTTGAAACAGCAAAGAACTCAGATGAAGTTCTTAAAATAGCTCACCTCGATTATCAGGTTGAGAAAATACCAAACTTTGTCAATATCAATGATGAGTTCATCCCTACTTCTTCTTTCTCTTTAATTAGAACCGACAATCATGACATCCTTTATTCAGTAGCACAATCCAAATACACTGTGATGCAGAACATAGAGGCATTCAAATATATGGACTCACTGGTGAATGCCAAGTCAGACATCATATATGAAACTGCTGGAGCACTTGGCAAAGGCGAGACTACTTTCGTTACTGCTAAACTTCCAGGTTATATGAGAATAAATGGTTCAGATGACATCATTGAGAAGTTCTTAGTATTCACCAACTCACATGCAGGTGGTGCTCTTTCCTTATATTTCACCGATGTAAGAGTTGTCTGTAACAATACACTCAATGCCTCTTTTAAAGGTGCCACCAACAGAATCAATCTGAAGCACACAGCTAATATGTCGGACAGGCTTAAAGAAGGTGCTAAGTTACTTGATCTCTCCTACAAATATAATGCTGAGTTTGAAGAGATCCTCAATCATCTTGTCAAGTTTCAACTGAATGAAACAGTAGCCAAGAATATAATCCATAACACGTTTCTAACGGCAGAAGAAATAGAGATGATGAATACTGTTGATGGCATCTCAACACGTAAGAGAAATACCTTAGATGACGTTTTCAGGGCAATAGAGACTGCTCCTGGTCAAGATCTGCATCGTGGTTCAGCACTACACCTTTATAATGGTGTTACTTCCTACTTCCAGAATGTTAAGACTTACAAGTCAGAAGACAGGAAGATGGCTGGCATCAACTTAGGTGGTGATGAATCCATAGCAGCACAGAGAGTTTTCAATCAATTATTATTATTGAAGTAATTTATAATCGGGGAGAGGTCATTGTGGTCTCTCCCTTTTATTTTGTTAACACCTATTTAAAACAGTCATCACTATGGATTACAAAATGTTTGAAATGAAAATTGAAGAATTCATCATTGGTAAAGGTAGAGTCACTTTCAGAGAGATAAGAAAGGAATTCAATGCCACAGCAGATGATTTACTACCTATTTCTAATGCTATATCTCAACTTATTCTTAAGAACTGTTGGCGAACAGAATATGATCACAGCAGGTTATATGTAACTACAGAATCTGCAGCTGATAAGAGGGATCAGGTTACCGAGTGTAAGCATTGTGATTGTGTTCAAGTTCTTCTGCCCAAATGTATCCCTGCAGATGGTGACTGGGTTGTTACTTGTCTGGAGAACAATAATCGTCTCTATTTTGATAAATCATATACCAGAGATGAGGTGCGTGGAGCATTTGCTAAGATCAACAAAGTCAAGTTTGAGAAATGCAATGCCAAAATGTACCACAAAGTTGCTTCCTATAAGATGATGCAGAACTTCTAACATAGTCTATTAGTTACTTTTTAAAGCCTATTTTCTCCCAGATTATAGGCTTTTATTTTATTTATAACTCTTTTAAATAAAGTTAACTACTTAATAATCAATCAGTATTATTTATAATGTTTATAAATTAAGTTTATTTTTAATTAAGATATAAGAACTAACGATATTTATATTAATTTTATGGCATAATTAATTCAAACAATTTAAAATTAAACATCATGGCAACAATAACATTAAAGGACAAAGCAGGGAATATCCTAGATAATAATGAAATCGTCTATTTGAAT